CAGGACAGCCGGATGAACAGAATTGACCCGCTGATGCGGATTGTCGATCCACTCCTCAATGGTCTTGTGGACATGAAGTCCTTCGCCGCGAGCCTCCCCTACAAACGTCTCGGGAAAACTTATGCCCAAGTAGTCGCCGATCACGCCTGTCACGCCAGACAGCTGCTTGCCGTTCTTGTGATACTCGTGCCGTTCTTCGTTGAATGTCACGCCGGGTGCCAAATACAGGTAGTTCTTTGCCATCGAACCCATCCTACAATTTCAGACGTTTGTTTGTCAATTAGACAGCAGAAGAAAAATTGCCCATCTTTTTGACCAGATCGTTGAAGTCGGTCACGGCGCTTCCCAGCTCCCAGTTCAAGTGCGTCATCTGACTCAGAAGGTGCATAGGCCAGTCCTTGGTCGAAGGGCTCATGACCAGTTGCGCGATCAAGACTTCCGCGTCCTTAGCGGCGGCGGCTAGGCGGGCGGTGGCCCTGGCGAAATCGCCCGCGATCTTCTTTTTGCTTTCCTTGGCCACTGGCCCTCCAATCGAGCACTGCCTTCATGGCGTGCTCGGTAGTGCGTGCTCCGGTATGGGTCACGCCCACAAAGAAGTCACAGTCGCCTTCGAGTTCCTTGCCGCGGTTGGGCTTGTGGTTCGAGAAGCGCAGTTTGAACGAGCGGCCTTGGTCCCACTCACGTACGAACACGTACTTCGAGACCGTCGTCACCGCCTCGTCCAGATCAACGATAAAACCTTGGTTGATTGCCCAGGCACAAAACTCAAGATAGCGCGGTACGCTGTATCCAGAATTGATCGCCCGTGATCCGCGCTCTTCAATGAAGGCCGGTGTGACGCGACCTTGCCAGCCGCTCACGTGTACTCGTTGTTGTACATGCTCTCGATAGGTACCCACAGCCAGCCAGCAATCCAGCAACCGTCATCGCCGAGACTGAACTTGGACGGATCGTCCAGAATCACGTCTTCGTCAATTTCGACTTCGTTATTGCAGTGAGCGCTGCCTGCAGCTGCGATCAGCGAGCGTCTGAACCCTTGATTGGCGATGCCGTCGGGGAAAGTGCCTTTATAGCCGTCGATAGCCGCTATCAAGTCGTTCAGCAGCGGCATGGCCTGATGGAATACGCCGATGCGAAAGGCGATCTTTTCGGCGATGATTTTCTTAAGCGCTTCGTCCATGGTTACTCCCGTTTCAATCAATTACGAACTGCACGGTAGCGGGTACCGGCGATGTACGGGAACGTATGCCAAGTACCGCTGCCAGCATTCTTGTTCTGATGGCTCACGATGATTTCGTCGGGAAACTCGCCAAGCGATGACAGGACCGCCAACTGTTTGGTCTTGGCACACTCCTGCTCATAGGCTCTCCTTAGCACGTTCATGCGTGCGTCGGCTTGGTCGGCCCAATGGACATCCGGTCGCCACTTGTTACCAAGGGCTTCTTCGAGCGTCATGTCTGTGATCATGCCTTACCTCCCGGTGGGGCTCCGATGGCACTATGCACAGCATCAACCACGGACTTGACCTGTTCTTTAGTTTGGCGACTCAGGTAATCAATGGCGGCGGCGCGGGTCTTCTCCCAAGTCTGGCCGGTAACAACCGGCAGCCTGTAGCCGGTACCTTCGTGCGTAATGACGAAGTTAGCTTTGGCCGTACCGTCGACCTCGCGGTCGCGCGTCACGTGCCACCACTCGTCATAGTAGCAGAACCTGTCGAACGAGTCCGTTGTGACGGGCTTCAGCGAGCCGTCTTCCTTCTCAAGAAGGATGGTTACCTTGGTCATTTTTGTTGCTCCTCTTCGTGTAGTCGATCCCGTAGTGGGGAGAGTTTTCGATGGTTGGGGGAAAGATGCGCAGCTGACGCTGATCTTCGTAGTAACGTCTACGCCAATCAGTCGGAGGAAAAAAGTGCTCGAAGAAAATAGCGGGCACGTACTGCTGAATCGTCTTAGACAGAGGACCGAGCGCATCGACCCAAATACAGCCTTCCTCCCATATGCCTGCGGAACGCGGGTCCATCTGCCGCAGCACGTCGCGCGGCAGATCGGTGGTCGCTGTGACCCAGGTGACAGAGTACGCGTAAGGGAGAAAAGGGAACTGCTGCTGAAACTCGACCGGCAGCGGAATACGCATACAAAGCTCACCGAGCTGGAATCGCATGGAAATCCTCTTTCTTTTGCTCTCACGAAATCAGGAAAAGAATCAAGACCTCTTCTTCTCGTAGAGATAGAGCATTTGAAAATAGTGAACCTGTGTGACGTGGCACATGCAGATGAACTCATACTCGCGGCTGACGACATCACCAACCTCGAACAGCACGAACTCGCGCTGCGTGTCACCGCCGTCGATGCCGATAGTCTCGATGGAAAGGATAGGCACGCCTGTGTCGTCGACACAGATTCCAATGATTTTGTCGAAGGGATTCAGCTTCAGACGGTAGGTGCTGCGCCGGTCGCGGCCAAGCCGCAGCGCGATGATCTTGCGGGCTACCGCTTCCACTTCTGGACCGCCTTGAAGACCTTTCCTGATGCGTGCTCTTCTGCATACAGCTGCAGAATACGGTCGGCTTCGAGGAAGTCGACCTCAACAGTTTCTTGCAAGTAAGTACCGCGCGAAATCCAATCAAGCCGATGACTCGTGATGTCGGGCACTTCATCGGTTGTGGTGGGTACCCAGGCGCGGCACACGTCGCCGTGACCTTCGCGCTCGGGGAAAATGATGAGGAAGTTGTTGTCCTTGTTCTTGCGAACGACAGCGGTTTCCAACATAGACGCTCCTGTGATACTGAACCCCGCATACTCCATCATATTGACGGCCGCGGTCACGCCCGACGTTTCGGCGAGCGCTGTTAGGGCTTCAATGTGCTTCAATCCCTATACCCCTTGAATGGATCATCAGGGGCACTCGGGTCGAGCTTCTTGATTTCTGACAACAGCCGCGAGTATTCGCGCCGAGCAAGACCAATGGACGGTCTGATTGCTTCCGCAAGCCTGCGCCCGCAGTCGAGCCCGTGAAAGTTGGTGGCCTCGTAATAAGCTTTGGCTGCACGCTGTTTCAGACGCTGCAGTTCCGTGATCTCGTTCATCTGGGCTCCCAGCGATCTCCGATCTTGACGTTGTGCCATGTTGTCCTGTCCACGGAGTAGGTTCGACGACGTGCGCCGTCCGTAAAGATGATTGTCCATTTCTCGGGGTGGTACTGGCTCACCCATATAGAGTTTACGCCAACGGGCAAGGATCGCCAGCTGTAGTAATCCAGGTGATAGACTTTTTGCACTATGAATGCGTAGGGAATATGACTCTGCGTAAGGAAAAGCATCAGCGTAAAGCCAAACAGTATCGCAGCGCTGATTGACTTCCATCTCACGACTCGAAGAAAAACGGAGTGACGTCGTCCGCGAACAGATACTCGCCCGAGTCGATCTTACGAATCATGGTTTATCCTGTTTCTTAGGGGCTGAGACAGCGGTTTTGTCATCGTGTCTTTCGACGATGACCATGGCCTGAAACAAGACCAAGACCCCGCTAGGCATGACAGAGGCAACGACGCCACCCTGCGGCTGCCAGCCTACCTCGATCATGGCGGCGATGGTCTGTTCCATCTTCTGCGGACTGGTTTCCAGAACGACAAGGTACCGCTTGACCGGCGTATCCGCGCCGGGGTGGGGTGCGAAGTCGGAAGCGGGCTCGGTAATTTCCTGGCCGTAGGCGGGCTGAAGCGTACCGAAGAATGCGCCAGCGGCCAGAACGGCGCCGACGATCAAAGTCACGATGGTTCGCATGATTTCTCCTCTTGTCGCGCGAGCAGTTGCTCAAGCTGACGAGTACGCTTACCGTCGTGGTCGCCATACTTGCCGATGGCCCGCTTCAAATCTTCGATCTGCTGGGCAGCCGTTTTGGTTGCTCTGACGCGTTTCTTGGTCTTGCTCATGTGCTGGCAATTCTTCCTTCTAAGAATGGACGTCAGAAGCCGATGAACTCACTGGACGTCATCGCAGGCATCGGCACGCCGAGGTCCATGCAAGCTCTATAGTAATCGTAGTTCCACAGCTTGTCGAGTTCTTCCTCGGTGCGTAGCCTTGGCGCCTGCTGACGTTCGTTGACGTATGAGCCCATGAACGTCTGGACAGGCACCGTGAATGGACCTGACCTCCACGGTGCAGGCATTATTCGGGGTCCAGCTCCGTCACCGTCTGGTTAGTTTCGTAGCCGCATACGCTGCACATGCAGCACAGCTCTTCACCAACACTAATGCCGGGATTGGCGGGCTCCGACGTGTTGTACTCGTCGCAGTCGTTGCACTGCGATTCAACCAATCTTGCCATGATTAGCTCCTTTGCAAAGTTTCCTTTGCGTCGATCAAGACTTTCAACTCCTGGACGGTAAACATAATTTACGAGCCAGTTTGGAGTCACTGGGAATCGAACCCAGGACATTCAGCTTGCAAAGCTGACGCTCTACCATCTGAGCTATGGCCCCTCTCATAAATAAGGAAGGCCCGCAGCTGGAACTCCGCTGCGGACCTCGTTTGGCTTGGTCCTTGCCGTAACTAAGTGACTTCGCCGGCCGAACTGGTGTTGGTCGTTTCCATATTTGCCTTGGCGAGAACGCCGGGCGGCTTGTAGACGACCGCGGGAACGAACAGGTTGTCGATCACCAGCACCTGCGAGTCCACGTAGACCGGAGTCTCGGGGACGGCGGAGACGGTTTCGATGACCTGCATGTTGAGCGCGTGGGCGGTGATCGTGGGTGTCGAATTGTCCAGACTGGCGGCGCCCATCGGGGCGGCGAAAGCCATGGTCAAAAGAGCGAACGCGATCAGACCGACGTACAGCTTCTTCATGCGGTACCTCCTTCCAAAGGATAGCCCATACTAGGTATGAGCAGAAGAAAAAGTCAAGAGCGAAGAGCGGGCGCCTCCCGGCTTCTAACCGCACGGAATCCCGGTGCAGCAGGCTCTTGACCCTGGTTGAAAGGTTAGCCGCGCGGCAACGACTTGTTGAGGTCGTTATCGACTAGCTGGAACGCCCACTTGGTAGCGAGCGATTCGTCGGTGGTGCCGAGCGACAGAACGCGCCCGACCATGACCGACTCGTTGTCGCCGGTCTGGCAGACGATCTTGTCGCCTTCCTTGATCTCGGCGTCGTTCAGCTGCGGTGCCAGCTTGTACCCGTACGCCTTGTCGTTCGTACCGTGCCCGAACGTGATCGTGATGAACTTCTGGTCCAATTTTCCTCCTTTCCCTCTCGGGTAAGATCAGAACGCGACTTCGCCGCCATGGTCGCGCTTGACGACCGTATTGGTCGGCGGCTTCTGGTCCTTGAGGAGCTTCCGGTGAAGTTCCAGGTCCAGCTTCTGGAAGGCCCAGGCTGTAGCGTGTGCATTCGGCTTGTCTGCGGCGTCGAGCCGCACGACTTCGGCAATGCCGACAACGCCGCGAGCCTGTACTGCCACGAGGTCGCCCAGCTTCACGAGGCCGACGAGCGGGGCGTACAGCTTGTAGCTGTACACCTTGTCGAACTCCGACACGCCGAACTTGACGCCGATGGTCCTGATGGGCTCATGAGATTGCTTCGACATTGAATCTCCTACCCAGCCCTACCGCAAACCACGTCAGTTGGATGTGAAACACCCAAAACGTGCTCGTGCTGAACGGGCCAGGATCGCTTTCGCAGATGTTGATGCCCAGCAGCTTGAAGTTCTCTCTGCGCCACAGAGTCATGAACCATCTGCGCTTTTGCCCGAAACGCAGGACCATCAGAAGGCTCCGAGCGACTTCAGCTCATCCAGCAGGGCCTTGCCCTCGGGATCGTTGGCGACGATGTCGTCGATGACCTTCTGCCGCTGGATTTCGGCGACGCGGGTTTTCAGGGCCGTCGAAAGCTCGGCGATGCGGGCACGGTTCGTGTTGATCGACTCGTTCAGAACGGTGTCGACGCGCTGGAAAATGTACTTGTCGGCGACGCGGTGCTGGCCGACCCGGTCGGCGGGCTCGACGACGCGGCCGATGGTGTACGCGCTGTCGTGAACCTGACAGACGACGACGGCGTCCTCTTCCAGCTCGCCCAGATCGGGCCACACGCGGAAGTAGTACACCTTGTTGTTGTAGTAGGCGCTGTCCTCGCTCGTGGCGAGGAACTGCACACCCACGATCTTGGGCTTCTTCAGCTCGATGGCTTTGTCCATAAAACCTCCTTCATGGTCTCGGACTTGAATGACGATGGCGTTGGCGAAGTCTTCTTTCTGCTTCGCCGTGTAACTCGATTCTCTTACAGGTCGCAGCTCCCAGTTCTCGGTAGCAATACGGCCCCTTATGAATCGCATCCCTGACTTGAACGTGAACACCGAAGGCTCACCTTTTTCCTCTATGGGAAATTGGTATTTCTGTGTTGCCCAGTCGGTCATGTGGATTCCTACTCCACTGGGCTTGTGTATCACATGGTACTTCTTTTCAGTCGAAAGGTAGTCGACCCTGTGCCGCGCCTCTATACCAAGGCACTCGAAAATAACAGTTCCGTACTTGTCGGAAAGCTTCATCGTGTCCGTCTCACGCATGTTCGAGAGGTCAATCATGTTGTTGAGCTGCCAAATATCGAATGCGTTCCAGTCACCTTTCATTTGATCAACTCCTGCACGCGAGCGATAGCAGTGTCAAGCCGGTTGACGTAGCTGCTGTCGGTGATGATGGACATGTCCATGAAGTCAAAACCTTTGTCGGTGTACCGAGCCAAGAGCTGGTTGGCCACCTTCATGCGCTCCTCGTCCGTACTGCCAGTCTCGCGCATCCCGTCATCGACCCATCGCACGGTGGGCATCAGGAACAGCACATGATCGTAGCGTTGGGGCTCGATCCAGCGATTGCAGGCATGAATGATCTCAGCCCACTCGCGGCGAGGCGTAACGTCGTACATTCTTGCCGTGAACTCGGCGAAGAACTGCGTCACCACAGCGTCAGTGTCGAAGAACGCGACACGATTGGCCGTCCGAAGCGCTTTCTCCTCTTCTTTGCGGTGGCCTTCCAGAATCCTGAGGAAGTCCTCGGGCCTGAACAGGTCAGAGCGGCCTTGAAGAAAGTTCTCCTGATAGGTGCGCCCGTACTCCTCGGCCCAGGACGTGTAGAACACCTTGGCGAGCTTCTTCACCATCGTGCTCTTGCCGCTGGACTCTGGGCCAGTAACAAGAACCCTTTGTGCGAAGAAACCGCGAGCTGGACCAATGATGTACAACCAGTGTTTGTAGATGTTGGCTCGGACGATGGTACCGCTGACCGGCCACGTCGAGCGGCTGGGATCGAGCACAGTGTACTCGACACCAGGAAATGCCTGTGCATGACCAGAGCGGTAGTCTTCCTCGCCGCCGAAAATCACGTCGAACTTCATGCCTACGCGCTGGCGTACGCGTTCCGCCCAGTCGTTCCATCCGAAGGGGAACGGCTCGATGCCTTCCTCGCTCACGCGAAGCACGGTGATGTCGAGCCCTTCCAGTTCCTCGATGAGCCAGCGTTGGCGCTGCCAGCCGGGCGCGAAACGGCACCCGACTGACTCGCAGAGCTTGCGGTCGTCTTCCTCGCGCTCGCAGACCACGACGAACAGCCGGTCGCAGAGGGCGTGAGCCCGGAGAATGCCCGTCAGATGCCCACGATGCGGCGGCAAGAACTTGCCGGGGAAGACGCCAATCTTCATGCCCGCTCCTCCTTATACCAGACGTGGGTGCCGTACACCGAATTGGCGAGGAAGGCGACCCACATCAGGAGCGTGGGAGCGGCGAAAGCAGAAGAAGAGGGGTCCGTGACAAGCACAACGGTCCAGATGAAGATCGAGATCACGTTGGTGGCGATCCACAGCGGCCACTGATGCTTGAGCCGCAAGATCAGCAGCACTTCGGCGATGACCTGCAGGACGACGGACGCGGAGTCCAGAAGCGGGCCGATGCCGGGAGACGGGATGCTGATGATGGCGTCGATGTTCTTGTAGAACGTGCTCGACCGTTCGAGGGCCTGCGTGAACCAGCCATCCACATGGGTCAGGAACTCGGCAAACAGAACCGTGGCGACCATGGCCAGTAGGAACACACCGAAGCCCATGGCCGGACTGATCCTTCGCAATTGGACGACACCGAAGCGAATCCGATTGCGCCACCCGAAGTAGATCAGCAATTGCGTGGGAATGAAGTAGAACCAGTTCAGCAGCCAGTCGCCGTAGTATCCTCCGACCCACGCCACGAGGCCGTAAGTGATGGAATTGACGAGGCCCCAAGACCAGTTCGACAGCTTGCCTTTGGCGCACAGCACCACGCACAGAACGCCGGTCACGGCGCTGATGGGACTGACGATCCAGTTGAGCGCCCAGGACCAGAAATCCTTCGTAGGCGCCGTGGCGCTGAAGTACAGCGTTGCCGCCAGGATCAGGACGGAAAAAATCGTGACCCACACCTTCTCGAAGCGGGTCCACTTGGAATACATCATTGCTTGAAAACTCCTTTCTTCTTCTGCTCTCCCGTGGGATGGGCCAGCTGATTTTGCAGGCGCAAGAGGTCTTCGTTCCTGGCATCGCGCCAGATGTTGAAGTCGGGCGAAGCCTCGTGGTGCATCCAGTCGTGGTAGTAGCACACGACCTCAACCTGCAAAATGAGGCGACCAAACAATCCGATCCGGTGACGTGTCTTGCCCGTGTAGCCGTCTTCGATAGTTTTCACAGAAGCGTACCTTCCTTGTCGAAGAATGCCCACCCGGCTGTTACAACGGTGGGAACGCCGTGCCGCAAGCACAGTTCGCCCTCGATGCGGCACCACGCCGCTTCTTTGACTTTCTGAATGAGTCCTTCGTACGGGCGCTCGATGATGCCGCCGACAGGCAGCGGAGCGTCGGTATACTTGAGGTCGGGAAACAGCAGGAAAGCAACGTTGCCTTCCTCTTCGGCCAGGAACATGGGGATACCGGCCAATGTGATCGTGTTGCGCTGAGGCTGGCCCGGAACTGCCTTTCTGATCTGCTCGAAAGTGACCTTGGCCATCCATTCGTAGTCGAGATACATTTGTGCTCCTTAGTAGTTATTGGCGAAGACGAAGTTACCATAGCCGGTGCCCTCGACCATGCAGAAGTCGCCTTTGAACAAGTCGTTGCCGTAGGCGTCGAAGTCGAAATACTTCTCGACCGTCTCGTTGCAGTTCTCGAAGAGACCGAGGCTGTCGGCCATGTACCGGGCGAAACTCTCCTGATCGTCGAACTTGCCCTGCTTGGCGTCGTTGAAATCGGAGCCCGAAGGATTCGAGGCCCAGCCGCAGGCGTCCTTGCGCCAGTGGTAGTAGACGGTAATGTCTTCCTCGCTTTCGCGCAGCTCGCCGAACACGTAGAAGAAATCGTCCAATTCGCCTTCCAGCTGGTTCAGCGTGGGCTGGTTCGAGACATACTTGGTGATCTCATAGGCGGCAGACTTGTAGTCCTTGAAAAACCAGTCCTCAACCCAGACAAGGCGCATCTTGGCAGGATCAGGATCAGAATTGTCCTGGTCCCTGAACCTGCCCTTGGCCTCTTCGACCAATTCGTCGAAATCGCTGTGGCCGGTGAGATCGAAGTCTTCCTCTTTCTCGTTTCCGAGGTAGAGAAGCGTAATGCTGGGCATGGTTACTCCTTGTTCCACTCAATTCGGTATTCCTTGCCGAAGCGGACTGTGCAAACAAGCGCGTCAGCGTGCGGGTCCGGTTCCCAGTCTCGGAACTTGCCGATAATTTCTTCCAAGTCTTTTATGACAGGCATTCCGCCTTTCTTGGCACAGCGGACCATTTTCTCGTCCATGCTGTCCACCACGCCGTCGTCGTAGCCTGTGATGGTCACAAGGCGCTGAACGTAGTGAGACTCGGTTTGCGGCTTCTTGACCTTCTTGATCGGTTGCGGTAGCGGAATCATGTTGTACCTCTTAGGCGCTGGCGACACCGAAATGTCATCGTGAAAAGCAGAAAGAAAAGCGGGTGCGGTCCTATGGGCAATCTGACCGTACTCCCATCTCAGGGCTACCTTGTCAGTTCGGCGAGGTTCCGCACCCGCCATTATTCTCTGCCTCGCTCAGATGCCCGCGCCGTATGCGGCGTTGGCTTCCCATTCCTTCTTGTCGGCCTCGTTGATTGCCTGCATGTTCTCGGTCACCCAATCGCTGGCACCTGACTTTGTGTAGGCACCGCGAAAGCCCCAGCAGGATTCAACGTGACGCAAAGGCGTGCCGTTCCTCACGTCCTTCCCGACAGTCGGTGCAGGCGTGTCAAGTTCGGCGAGTATCTGGTAGCCGTACACGTTGCCGGACAGGAAGTCGTTGTAATCCTCGATCACCTGCTCCATGTGATGGATGGCCACGCGGCGCACGTCGTCATCGGTGGGCCTGTGGTAGCTCATGAACAACTCGTTTCGGGCTTCCTCGCGGGACATGACGTAGTAGCCGATTGCCATCGAGTCCCAGCGAGCCATGGACATGTGCGGTCCTTTCTGCGTGGAGAGGTAGACGCTGATACCAGAATGATCGTAGAGCATGACACGAACGACGATGTTTTCCTCGCAGAACTGCTCCCACAAAGAGAACTGTCCTAGGTCTCGTCACCTCCCGTGATCGAGTGCTCCCAGTCCTGGTGGGTTTTCCAGCCGTGGTTGTCGCCGAGCTTGTACCGATTGTGCCAGCAAAGGATTTGCCCCACGTGCCCCATCTCCTGTTCCATGGGGTCCAGCGGTTCGGGATCATCTGCCTCGAACACGTGATACACGCGAAGGGCAGTCTTGAAAGAGAAAAGTCTGGTGTTCAAGCTATTCCTCCTCAATGAACCTGGGATCGTCCCACGCTTCGAGGGCATGCCTGTAGTTCCTGTACAGTTCTTCCATCATGCGCAGGTGCTTGACGACGTTCATTCGGTGCGCGTTGGGCTGCGTGCCCTTCGGAACCATGAAGTCCGGCACAAGCCGACCCATCAGCGCGAGGCGCTGACCTGGATCGAACATTGTATTGTCGAGCAATGGCCCAATGGATTCTTCGAGCCTCGTCATCTCGTAACGAACAGCACTGACCAAGTCAGACACTCTTGTACCGTCCGATGTCTCGAACTGGCTGACTCGCTTGAGCATTTTGACCTCCTGGTCAGGCCGAATGAAGTAAGCGCGGACCTTTCTCGGCGTCGTAGATCGACCACAGCTCGCACGCCTTGTCGAACCATTTCGGGTGGACCTGTATCCACACCTTGGTGCAAAACACGTTGGACGTGGCCGACCAGCAGAGTGTCGACCGGATTTTGTTCTTGGTCAGGTGGTCGCGGAAGCCTTTGATCTCTTCCTCCGGCCGGTAGGGTGAGTCGGACCATCCCCCGGTGTTGGAGGCGCCGCAGACCACGGTGAGCGGTACGTGATGCCCGCGCCATGCGTCGTAACGCACGTAGCCGGGGTGGTGCAGCTCCATCGTCTGATCATCCTTCCAGAGGGGAACCTCAGCCAAACGCTTCTTGCTTCGGGTGTGGGGCGGAGGCTCGGAATACCACACTCCCAGGTGCTGGTATATCTTGGCCCCGGCCTGCCACAGCCGCTGTTTCGTGGTGGAAGTCTCCCAGCCGCAGGATGAGAACTTCTTTTCCCCTGTCTTCACGTTCCGCTGGGCAATCGGGTTGCCGTGGTAAAGCCACGTCACCAAGTCCCCATGGACGTACACGGCATCGCGGTACACTCCGCCCTGGTGTGCGTCCGGCCAGTTGCCCTTGCCGTGAGCATAGGGAATGCCGTTGTCGAAGTGGTAGGCGGCAATGTCCTGCGCGGCCATGTGGTGATTGTTGTTGAAACCGTAGCTCATGGTTCTACTTCTCCTTGCGGATCGTCAGAAAGAACGCCTTGGCCTCGGCGATCTTATAGACACGGAATGCACCCATGGCAGGTTCCTCGTTGATGCTGTAGATTTCCCAACCCTCGTTCACGCTCACCAGATGCGAGCGGTCAGCAGTGCGGATATAGTTGTCGAAGATGTCCTGCACGCCCACGCCGTTGCGTTTGGCGGCGGCTTTCATGCCGGGCCACATGCCCTTGGGAAAACGGTTCAGGAACTGTTCGTCCGTCTCGACGGGTTTGGGTTCCTTGGGAGGCGGCAGAGCGGGCGCCTTCACGCCGCGCTTGACCAGGACTGCCCTCTGTCCCCAAAGCTGACGTGCCTTGAGCACAGTCTGATGCGGATTGAAGAGCTCTTCGAGGATTTCCAGCACCGTGACGATGCCGCCGTGTTTCTGGCTCAGGACCAGCTTTCCCTCTTCGGGATAGTGCGTTGCGAATCTCATTCGTTGTCCTCCCAGCCGTAGTTGGCTGCTATTTTGCTCCTGTTAGTAAGGGGCTGGCGACGACAAAATGTCATCGTGAAGAGCAGAAAAGAAAATCAGCACGTCAGCCTGGATTTTTCTTCCAGCGCGTCGATCACACGGTCGAGTTCCATGAATGCCTCATCGTCCCAATATTTCTCGTCCACGAGGTCGTACACCTTGCGTGAGGCTTCTCTGAGTTCTTTGATGAGTTCTTTGATGAGTCCTTTCGTGTACTCGTCCATGATCGGCTCCTTGTGCCTTATAGGCAACTAGTGTGCTGTTCTGTCATCGCTTTAGCAGGTCAGCCCGCGGACGATGGCCTGTGCCCATTCAATGAGCACGTAGGTCTTGGCCCAGGTGTCTCGGTCAAGCTTGTCCTCGTCACACAGGTAATCGACAAACAGCTCGGAGGATTCCTGGACTTCCTTCGGTGCACGCTTCCAGTAGGACAGCATGGTTTCCATCTGTTCAGGAATCATAGTCAGCCCTCGTGCGGGGGCTGAACGGGCCACGCGATGTCCAAGCCTTCCTCGCGGGCCTCCTCGATCAGGGCTTCCCAATCGGCGATGAAAATCTTGTGCGTCTGGTTGTTCTGGACGAAGGGTTGCCCGTGAGCGGTAACGCCCATGGAGTAGGAGAATCCGGTCTTGTCGTCCTTGCCGGTCGCGGTTTCGCGGGCAAAGATCAGGATGTCCTTCCTGTCGAGGATTTTTCCTTTGCTCATCACACGTTCCTTTTCAAAGCCGCTTCATGCTGGGCTCTCGCAACTCATCACCTGTCGATGGATCAGTTACAGGTTTCCCAATCGCATTAACGCGTAGCTGGGGCCGTCCTGCTGGGTCGTCCTCTCGTGTGGAAGTGCGGTTCGAGCAGGCCAGCATGAAGCGGCCTTGTCTGTCAGGATACCTTTTCCTGGTTCGCTGCGGCCATGGCCTTGCGCCAGGAATAGGCTCGGTGCATTCGGCCTGCCAGCCAGTTGCGCGGCATGGTCGAAACATCCAGGGTTTGCAGAACCTCGGGCGGGGGCACGCTGTACGGGCCTTGCCACTCGGGGGTCCACGATTCGATGATGGTCATGGACGCTTTGCCCAGGGCCACCACTTCGATGATGCAGACTTCGGCGTACTCACCCCCGGCTTCGTGTCTGAGCACCCAACCGGCAAACGCTTCATGCCCAATGATGGACGCGGTCGTTCTGCGGATGGGGAAGACGGAAGTCACGGGCAATTCAGCCGCACCAACCTTCTCGAAGGCAATACCGCGGAAGTACCGTGAAACACGGTCATACGTGGTTTCGTCGTCTTCGATGGTGAGGGCACGCTGGGTAAAACCCATTTTTGCTCCCCAGCGTGAGCACGGCCAGAGACAGCGGCACCCGTAAGTGTCATTCCGCTATTGTTCTGTCCGTGCTCGAACGCTGTTACGTTGGCTTAGGGGCTGGCAAGCCTGAAATGTCATCCAGAATCTTGCACGGCTCCCGTAAACTATTGCGGCGCCATGCTTTACGCTCGGCGCCATGTTGTCGGTACGTTCATATAGGGGCTGACGGGCCGGTTTTGTCATCCAACTTTTTCAACATTCTTAAGTCGTTATAGGCGCATAACTTACATGATGAAAAATCTGAAAAGGTCAATTTTTGTTGGGTGGGTACATTACAAAAGATGACAGAATGGTTAGAACATTCAGGTATTACGTTGTAAATCTGATTAAAAATCGTTCATTGAATGAAAATTTATCATAGCTAATTCTATTTCGTGTAAAGTATTACATTTCTGCGCAATAGAATGCGTCATTTCTATAACCATGTTAAAACAAATTTTTAAAAATGGTTTCCCGCTTTTCCGTCCATCCGTCCGGCTGATTCATTCGATAAAATTTGTTTTGATTGCTTCCCACTCGCTAGGCGTACATGGGTATCATCATCGTCTCATGGATGACGGCTTATGTCTAGTGTCTACTCGCTGCAAGCATCACTTTATACAACATCAATTATATCTATATGTATGTATTATATACTGTACATGTTGTTTACAAAACATTCTTAGCCACAAAAGTCTTCAAGCAAATTTTATCGAATAAATGGTAATACAAAGTAACATTGTCAAATTTTAGCTTTCTCTATAAAAGCTGTTAAATCACATGTATAGAAAAGACAGAATCTGTTGCCAAGATAAGTAATTGCAGGCAGTACCGAGAGTTAGCTAGGATAAAAAAGGACCGAGTGGCATTTTTCTCTGCTTTTCTCGGCCACAATCATACATTTATGTAGCTCGACTCGATAAATATTTCTCATAGGAAATAGAGATACTGGAGACGATACACACATTTTCGTAGGATTTAGAGATTTTGTAAGTAATACAAAGTACGATTGTTAGGATTGTGTTAAATCGTTCAGATTTTCGGTGACAATTCTGAACGGCCAGCCCATTGCGTGTTATACTGGCAATAGGTTCTTAAGGAGGGCCTAAGAGATGCTGGAAATCAAGGTTGGAACGCTGGATGACGAGGTCAAGCAATTGGATAGCTTGCCCGAACTGGCTGACGGCGAATCCGTCACGGTGAGGTGGTAAGATGCGTGACGCCGTGCTTGACAATCTGCAATCCAAGTTTGGCCGGATTCTCGCGGCGCGTATCTACGCGTGTGCGTTGATTCAGCTTGTGAAGATGCAAGCCAAGGCCGACGAAAACGAGACGGGCGACGTGCTCGACATTAGCGACGCGGTACGCTACACCATCGGTATGGCCAAGCGTATGCGCCGTCAGGCCATCGAGCACAACGGGCGTATGACTTGGGACAACGCGGTTGACCGGCTGGAAGCTGAACAGGTAGAAGTAAGGCGCCATGTGTTTGCACCCGCTACGGTACGCGCCAACATTGCGGCCGAGCGTGAGGCATACGACGCGATGACGAAAGCCGAGTACGCGGCGCGTTGGTCGCTCAAGGTCGAAGTCGAGGCCGAGGCCGTACAGGAGCGCGTTGTAACGAACGCTTCGGAAGCGTCTGACGCGTCGCTGGTCATTCAATCGTTCATGGCTTCGCTCACACGCAAACGCTTCGCGTGGTTCAGTGCCGTCATTGACGGATTGCGCAGAGGCGTGGAGCTGACACGGCGGCAGGCGCAAGCCATCGCCAACCGCTACACACCCGAGGGCGTGAAGACAGCCGACTTCGTGGAGCTGGCCGTCAGATACGCTTAATATTTATCGAGTCAATGCCTGCTGGGATTTTTACCTCAGTGGGTTTTGACCGGCCGCTAACGGTTAGTTCCGCGCGCTCCACAAGAAAAATGCGGTCCGAAATGTTCAATTAAACATCTGAACGTATACTGCATTACTTTGCAAGAAAAGTGAACAGGTTTGATAGTTGTTTGCAGTAAAATTACAGTCGTGTGTATTACATTGACATGCCATGACGACACAGCTAGAGTAGATCATATATGGCGAAAGAACGATTCAGACGACCGTCACTGCCTGATGAGGACGACCCGAAGTTTTTTGACCTAGCTGTCGACGCATGTATTCTCGCGTTCAACAAGCTGCAAGACGCCGGAATGGCGCTCGACTACATCGGTATCAAAGGCAAGCTGCGGCCAATCATCATGAAGGACGAACGCTTCGTGCGCACGACCAGAATGATGAAAGCTGAATTGTACATGGAAGAGATTGAAGACGCCATGGACATGGTCGACGAACTGGACCACGAAGAAGATATAACGAACGGTACCTACGACATACGAAACCTTGATTCAAAAGACGCCGCAGCGCTTGCGAAGGATCAGAAGGATCGTTTCGCGCAGCGCATGAAGCTCAAGGATCGTTTGTCTGAGCTTCGTTCGATCTCCAAAGAGAAAGAGACCGAGGAAGTCGATGCGCTGAACATTTTCTTCATCAGCCTTACGCCAGAAGAGTTTGCCAAGATGCAGAACGTCGAAGTTCACGAAGGCCACGACGCCGACAATTCTCTCAAGGCCGACAAGAAGAAAGAAGAGCTGGTGAAGGCTGCACAGGAACACGAGGCCACAGAGGACGTTCCGCCGTTCCGCGAGGACAGCGAAGGCAACTTGGTGGCGTTGCAGTAAAATGCGAAACAAGTTTCTTCTCAAACACCAGAGTCAATTCATACAGTCGCCGTTCTTGTTTCCGAAGTTTCGCTTCCACATCATGGTGGCAGGTTACGGTGCAGGCAAATCGTCAGGGATTGCCGCTGGCGTAGAAAACTGCATAAAGATGCTGCAGGGCAAGCGCGACGTAGAAGGACGTACAGCCTGCGTGATGCTGGGCGGCGCGAGCCTTTCACATCTTGAGAAGACCACGCTGGGCATGATCAAGGAAGACCTTGACATGACCAAAACGATCTACTTCCACGACAAGAAAAACAACGTCATCACGGTAGGAACAGTACGGCTTGTGCTGGTCAGTCTCTCCGAGCCGCAGAAGATCGTCGGCTTCAACGCCTGGGCATCGTTCCTCGATGAGGTTGATGACCTTGGTTCGGTAAGTGCCAGCGACGACGTGACCTTCGAGGCGATCCGTGCCGCGAACGAGCGCACACGTCAGAAGATCGAGGGAATGCGCAAGGCGTTCATTTGCATGGGCTCGACCAGCCAGGGCCAGAAAGGACTCTACCGCGTCTACACGCAGTTCGTGGCGTCGGGCCAAGGCTTCATTCTCATCCGTGGCTCAACCAGGGACAACCCGCACCTTGATCCTGACTACGTCGAGTCGCTGTACAAGACCTACAACGACACCGAACGCCTCGTGTTCCTCGAAGGACACTTTCTACCCATCAGCCAGGGCCGCGTCATTCCCGACTTTGACTGGGCACGCAACTGGATCAACGAAGACCTCGACCAGGACATTGGTCGAGACGAAGTCGTGTATTGGGCACAGGACTTCAATACCGGCTACAACCGCGGCTGCGCTGCCGTCACACGCGGCGGGAAAATATTCGTCGTCAAGCGCTATGAGTTCCCTGACATCCAGCACGCGCCGAAAGTGCTTCGTCACGACTTCCCGACGAACAAGATCATCTTCCTACCCGACGCTACGGCGAAGGATCAGATCACGCACTTCTTGAAAGAGCTGAAGTCGAACAGCATTCACTGGGCTATTCGCAAGAAAAACCCGCTCGTAGAAGACGGTGTGTTTCTGGTCAACAAACTTCTTTTCACGCGTCGACTGCAGTTCGGAAAGATGGCAAAAGCATCAGCGGAAGCCTGTGCACTCGCCCAGCGCGACAAAAACGGCAAGGTTCCCAAAGGTATTGGACCAAACTCGCCTATTCACGACGTTGACGCCGTGCGCATGGTCTGCTACTTCATCGCCTCGAATGTCGCTACGATGCGGGACATGAAGCGGATTACCATCGCGCGGCACCAGTTCATGGAAGAGGAAGACCCCAACGACGGCATCAAAGAGCTGCAAGACGGTTATACCGAGCTGTCGCCTGCCGCCCTATAGTCGACACGGGCTTTTTCTTCTGCTACATTGAGTTTCGATAGGAGCAAACCACATGGCCGATGTGCTGCACGAAGAGGTTTGGAAGATCATCAACGGGGCGCGGCTGCCGTCGCGTCGGACGAAGGATTCCAGCCGCGTCAGAAGCCTGACGTTCAAGGGGCTGCCTTTCGAGAAGCAGAAGGACATCAACGACCTGATCGAGAAGCATCAGTTCGAGAAGGCCAAGGAAGTCTATGGCAACGACCTGAAGACGGTCGACCATGTACGCAAGGTCGCTTCGGACTTGGGTACGCTGCTGACGACCAACTACAAGACAAAGCGCTCGCTGGTGTCAGCTTTCAAAGAAGGGTTCAACGAGCCGACGATCCGGTATATGCGGGGCGATGAGGGCACGCGCGTCGTGGACTCCTTCGAGGTCCGCAATATTGGACCCATGCCGTCCGGGCCGGGGTTCGGCGGGGCCAGCAACCCCATTACCGGAGATGGTGTGCACGGCATCGACCCGAGCATGGCGGCACTGAACACTGCGAACATTTGGATTTCTCCGCAAGAAGCCACTACGCTCTATTCACAGAAAGGCATCTTTGAGATGGTTATTCGCAAGAAGAGCCAGTCGATCCTGCTGAACGGCGTGAAAATCAAGAATCCCAAGTACAGTCCTGACCAGCTGAAGAAGATCGCCGAGAACCAGAAGAAGAAGTCGTTTGATCGTGCTCTCGCCAATGCGGTGCGCGACTCGCTCGTGTACGGCGGTGCGACCATCTTCCCGATGTTCAAGAAGGACAACCCGGCGACTACGAATCTCGACATCTCTCTCTTGGCGCGGTTGGGCGTTGTCGGCAAGGACTGCATCGACTATTTCGTCGCGCTCGACCGCTGGAACATGTACAACATTCCCAATTGGAATCCGACGGCCAAGGATTACATGCAGCCCAAGTTCTACTTCGTGCCGTTCTTGGGCAGTGATGTCTCGGGGCAGCGCACGGCACGTATCGTGACGGCGCCGCAGGCCGGGTATTGGGGCAACTTGATGACGCTCGGATTCGGCATCTCGGACTTCTGCGGATACGTGCAGCCGGGCATGAACTATCGTACTGTCATCAACACGGTGCCGACGATGATCCGGCAGATGTCGATTCTTGCACGAGAGATCAACATCGACGGCAGTCTCGCCACGGAAGGCAGCCTCTACCTCGACGACCTCATGAAGGAAGACACGATCCGCTTCCGTGATATGAGCGCACTCAATCCGATCCAGATGGATGTGGTTGGACAGATAAAGGCAATCCAGCGTGACTTCAAGCAGGTGCCGGAACTGATCAGGCTCATCCGGCAGGACTATGCCGCGAACGCGGGCGTGCCGGAAGAGCTGATCTGGTCCTCGGAACGCGGAGCATTTTCTTCGGGCGATACGACGGATTCGGCATATGAGAAGCAGTCCGAAGGTATCCGCTTCATGCACCGCGAAGTGGCCGATCAGTGCAAGAATCTGGCCAAGCTGATGGTCATTGATGCACTCGGCCTCGACCGTGACGTGTTGCGCGACCTCGATTACACATACATCGAGTTTGATGAGCCCAAGATCACGAACGCCAAGGATCGTTCGGAGATCACCGCGACCGCAACGAAGGGTGTGTTCGATTTGGTTGCCTCGGGCCTCAAAGCTCCTACCGCGGCCAAGTTCGTTGAAATCCTCGGTGGCAACGAGTTCGAGCTTCCGCACGATCTCATCGAAGAGATTCAGGCAGCTCAGGATGAAAAAGACGCGATGGACAAGGAACAGCACGACGCCGAGATCAAAGCAATGGCCGAGGGTGGTGCGCGACCGGCTGGCTCAAAGAAGCCCGGTGACAAGAAAGGTCACTCATACACCGATCCTCTTGAGCAGAGGAAGCACGAGAAGGTCGGAGCTGGCAGAAAGCAAGGCTTGGCGAAGGCAAGGAACAAGGCCGTCTGATGAAGCTGAACATTGTCGGTACCGGAGACACGTGGCTGCAGTGCCCGCATGACGGTTTGATCTGGTGCACGTCGACGATCTATGAAAAAATGGATCGGTTCGGCTTCGCGCCTGCGCTTGTATGGCAGCTGCACGAGAAGAACGTGCACGAACCGTGGTTGAAGACTCTTGGCAACAGAGTCGTGGTCATGAAAGAGTATGAACATTTGCCAGAGGCGCAGGTTCTTCAAAGAGAATATCTGGCCGAACGGTTCGGTGCCAAGTTCACGTCCAGCGTTTCTTGGATGATGGCACGCGCCATCGCTGAGGGATTCGAGTCAATCAGCTTCTACGGTATCGACATGAACCATTCTAGCGAGTACAAAGCACAGCGCGATGCGTTCTTCTACTTCTACGGTCGCGCGGAAGAACGAGGGATCGAGATCGTGATACCGCCTCGGTCAGGGGCGCACATGCCAGCGAGTCTCTACGGAGCAAAATCATGAGAGTGAACAACCACGACGGAATGCCGAACTACAGTCAGAGGCTGAATCCCGACGATCCTTCGACGCCTTGGAACGAGACATTGGAAACCTGCAATGTCACCGCGGGCGCGACGGCGATCATGACTGCGAGCTGGGACTTGCAGAAGCTCAACCGTGGATTCCATACGCGTCCGCCGATGGACATATTGTTGTTCATGCGACAGGACAGCGACTGCAACGCGCTGTACGCGCAGCTCGATCCGGCTTCAAGCCAGCTGAACGCGAAAATGAAGGCAGGTTACGCTCCCAGCGCGGCCGAACTCGCCGCATTCACCCCGATGAACGAACTTATGGACGTACTCGGTATGGCCATCGGCAAGTACATCGGCATCGACGATATGGACAAGCTGCGCTCGATGGTGTCGTACTCGAAAGACCTCATCGAGATCAGGAGTGCAATCGAACGCGGCGATGGCCTCGTCATACACGGTCTGTTCACGTTCGCACGCAAGGACGGATCGACCATCAAGGGCGGACACTTCGAGTCGTTGGGTGGTTTCGACTTCGACGACAGTGTTGCCGAGCGTACCATCACGGCTTGGATCGTTGATGATCCCTATGGAAATCCGAACACGAACTACATCGACACCGCGGGCAACGACATCGTGCTCGACGACGCCACGTTCAAGGCCGTCATCAAGCCTGTCGACAATATGATCGGCAAGGACGTGATCATCATCCCGAGGCCCGGTCTGGACGGAAAGCCCTGGGTCTAGTGTCTTTTTCTTCTGCCTCTTGCACTTGTGCGCTACATGGTGTAGCCTGGGGGTATTATGAGCCGCGTTTGGGATAACCATCCTGCGATTGCGATCAAACCTGTGGTGCTTGCGAAGTCGGGTGTGTACCGTTACTCGCACGCTGATATGTGTGCACGCTGGCCGGGGTTCAATCCTACGGTGAAGAAAGCAGTGTACACCGAGTATCGTCCGCCTGAAGTTTTGCAGCGTGCCAAGGACAAGTTCGGTTTGGTCACGATGAGCGTCGAGCACACCGATGACGAGACTGACGAGTACAATTTCGATGTACCTGGTCAGGTTTCGGCTGTGATTGGCGACGACATCAAGGAAGAGCGATTGCAGGATGGTGAGCTGGCGCTCATCGGAAAAGCAGCGTTCTTCAAGCGCGACATCATGGACTACATGGACCGCGGCAACAAAGAGACCAGCGCGGACTACAAGTCGCGCGTTGTGCCGGACCCTTCCGGCAAGCATGACTTTCTTTTGAAGGAAATCGTTTCTGTAAACAACGTCGTTGTCACAGAGGCGGGCCGAGGCGGTGAGCTGGTGCGCGTGCGCGACAGTATCAAGCAGCTGAACAAGAACAACGGAGGTTCCGAAATGAACATTTTGGAATGGCTTGGTATCGGTCGCGCCACCGACTCGAAGACCAAGCTCTCGAAGGTCATCTTCGACGGCGTGGAAGCTGTCGCAAAGATCGACCGCGTCAAGGATCAGGCAGGCTATCTCGCTGCGGTGGAAACCGAAGGCAAGAAGGTCGCCGAGATCGTCACACGTCTGCAGGACGGTGCTGCGAAGGAAGGCATAACTTCCATCGTGAAGGCCGGATTCACCGAGCCGGAAAAGCTGCTCGCCACGAAGGACAAGTCGGCCAAGGTGCTCGACGCTCTTCACGAGCTGGCCCGCGTCAAGGACGCGGACGACGTCAAGAAGACGCTCGATACTCTCGGTGAGATGAGTACCGAGGACGACAAGCTCACTCCTGAACAGAAGGCCGCGAAGGAAAAGGAGCTGGCCGATGCCCGTTCCAAGGACACCGCGACCCAGATCAAGGAAGGCTTGGACGCCATGCGTCAGGAGTTCTCCGCCGCGTTGCCCGGTCTGATCACGACGGCTGTCGCCGCGGTGCTCAAAATCGGTCCCGAGAAGCACACCAAGGACACTAAAGGCGACATGACCAAGCAGGTCAACGACGCTGTGCAGCAGCTCTTGGGTGGAAAGCCCGAAGGCGGCGAGGACGACCGCGTCATCGACTCGCTTGACGAGGACGACAAGGACGCGGGAGCGTTCTTGGAACACAGTTTCTGATCTAAGAAGAAGCACAGGAGGAAACCATGGGTACTTCTTACGGACAGGCCACGCCTCTCCAGATCAACCAGAACAGCGTGTGGAAGGGCCGGGATCGTTCCAACGGCTTCGTCATGCGCAACGCCGACGGACGCGTGCCTGCCATCACGGAAGGCTTCACTCGGCTTGGTATCGGTGCGTCCAACGTGCTGTACCCCGTCGGTGCAGTACCGTATGGCAACGCGCTGTTCCGCGACACCAACCAGATCGACACGGCTCCCGGCCTCGTCTTCACCGACAAGCCTACCAAGAGCTGGTTTGTCGGTATCTTGGAGTTCGAGCAGTCGAATCAGACCGGCAACCCCATTCTGAACTGGGCCAAGCAGCTGTTCCAGCGCGGCAACCTTGTTCGCTCGGGCTACGTCGGCTACAAGCAGACGATGGTCTACGGCAACAATCAGGCCCATTACCTGGACCTGCTGACCAACGGCCTGAACTCGACCTACGACACCACGGCCACTCGCCTGATCTACGCGGACATGGTCGCGGCTTTCAAGGCAGGCGCGGACGGCGACCGTCTGGGTCTGTTCTTCGACACCGCTTCCGGGTTCCCCATCGCCAAGATGGTTGTTGCAGCCAATCTCGCGGCGCCCCTCACGGGTTTGACGGGAGTGGTCTTCGCCGGGTACGCCGAGATTTTCGAGAAGGAGAACGAAGCTGTGATCTTCCGCCTCCGCGACGCTGGTGCGTTGACCCCCTAACGGAAAGGAAGAAGGAGAAAGAACATGAACAGCACGAACTTCCTGGAAGCGCCCCCCATCCTCGGAGATTTCCGTGAGAAGGCCGAAGCGTACATCACGAATCAGTACGCCGACCAGATCAGGGAAGGGCATTTCCACGGTCTCAGCTTCGGACGCAACAAGGATTCGGCCATCGGGCAGCGCGGCGGTTTCCGCATCGCGGGCAACTACGCTACCATGGCGTCCGCCCTCGTTCTCGACGTTCCTCGCCGGATGATCGGTGAGTCGATTCTCGGCGAAGAAGCCAAGAAGAAGACCATCATCACCCGCGTTTCCGACGCGGTGAAGGCCCTGGCCGTCGAAAAAGTCAACCAGCTCATGACCGCCAACCCTCAGCTGGACAAGGTTGAGGCGCAGGCCCGCGTTGCCGACAGTCTTCGCAAGATCGGTTTCTTTGACAAGACCACCGGCATGTTCACTTTCGAGCGGGTGCGCGACAAGGCGTTGGGCAGCGACGGTCGGGTCAAGGACTCCGTTCTCTCGGGTCTGCAGACTCCCATTTGGGACATCGCGCAGATTCAGAAGGTGTTCAGCCAGCCGTTTCTGCGGCTGTACGCTGAGGGCCTGATCAGCAAGGTCGGCATCCCGAACATCTGGGCGAACCTCGTCCAGGTCTTCACGTCGACCTTCGAGGGTTATGCCCGCCTCGCCAACGTCGCCAAGGGCACCGGAGACTTCAACACGTCCATCGGCGTGAAGAACCGGACGAGCACGATCATCGCCGAGATGTTCAACATCGTCATGGACTACGAGGCTCCCAACCCGAACGACGTTCGCGTGGGCTCGCAGGACGGCAACTGGCTGACGAATGCCTCCATCGGAGAGCGTGACGGCTACGCCAACCTCATGACCGAACAGCTGGCCAACCTGCTGTGGTACTTCGGCGACGCCGCCTCTGGCTTCGACGGCCTCACGCAGATCGCCAACCGCGACGGCACTTACACCCTCTACCCCGCGACTCAGCCCCCTGCTGAGTACCTGTGGCAGAACGACGGTGCCGGTACGGGCACGGGTCCGGTCAACCAGACCGTGGGCGCCGACCTGCTTCTCGTTCTCAACCACATGATCGGCGAGAAGCTGCAGGCTCTTTCTTTCCTGCCCGTTGAGGTTCACGTCAACGTGTCCCCGATCCTGTACAAGGTTCTGAAGTTCTCGATGCTGTCCAAGGTGTACAACCAGAACAACCCCATGTCGATCATCCGCACCGCGTTTGAGCACGAGGGGAAGATTCAGGGCACCATGGCCGTCGAGTCCTTCAACCAGGGCTACCTCAGCTTCACGATGACACCCGATCCGGCCCTCATGCCCAACACTCCGTTCAACCCGACCGTGGAAGACCTGACGTTCATTACGTTCCCCACGTTCCAGAACGCCATGGAGAACGGTGCGTTGACCGATCTGGTCATGGCCCCCACGGCCATTGACAAGATGATTCTGCCTTCGGCTCCCGGCTACCGCCAGGGCGTCGTTCGCACGATGCTCAAGCGCATCGGTTCGATCATCGCTCCGGTGCAGGGAACCGTCCACGTCATCTCGGGTATGGGTATCAACAGCCGGTACACGCCCCCGTCGCCTTCGACCTGATTTCGGCTGACTGAGAGGAGAAAGGAAGCATGAGGTACATTCAGAACACGACCAAGAACAAGGTCAACGTGCATCTGCACTACCCGGACCCCAACGGGGAACTGCTCTTCGGTAAGCCGAAGCTCGTGGAGATCGTTTTTCGGCCGGAGATCATCGACACCGTGTTGGGACAGGTGACCAACACGGGCGTCAAGGCCGTCGACGACGCGGTCTACGAAGCACTGCTCGCGGATCGCTCGTTCCAGTACGCCATCGATCCCAAGAATGCTTGGCTGACGGTACTGGACGAACTGCCGGACCAGTACAAGACGCCCACGGACGCCTTGATCATCGAGAAGCAGCTCACGGCCAAGCTGTCGCAGCAGGTCGCTGAACTGCAGGCGCAGCTGGACGCGGGCGGCAGCAATGGCCAGCTCGACGAGGCCGTCAATCAGCTCACCGCGGCTCGGACCACGATCTCGGGTCTGCAGACGCAGCTCGATGCGGCCAAGGCCACGGAAGAGACCATGACCACACAGGTCAACGACCTGCAGGCTCAGATCGTGAGTCTCAACGAGCAGCTGGAAGCCGCTAAGGCGGGGAGCAAGACCTGATGGGTGTGACGGTCCCGCTGTTTGAAGATGGTGTGCCGGAACGAATTACCGCAAGGGAGTTCGTTCGGTACCATCTTCAGCAGTTCCCTAAAATTACGCGGGAGGAGAACAAACCTGTACTGGAATCTGCCATCAGTACCGTGTACACGATGTTCTCCGGGGTCGGCACCATCTGGAACAACCACAAGCACGAAACGTGGTTCGAGAAGACGCAGGAGTGCTACAGACATCTGGTTGCGTGGTACATTGCTGACATGTACCCGCGGCTGGTTGTCGGTGTTCCTACAATGGGCGGCATCCCGCTCAAAAGCAAGAAGGTTGGCGACGTGACGATCACGTTTGCCGATGCAGCAGTCAGTCAGGCCAGCGGCAACTACCGTGATGAACTCTCGGGGTTGAAGAGCAACCCATTCGGCAAGATCGCGTATATGATGATCACGACATCTATTGCCGTAAAGAGGGTCCGCGGCCCGCGTTAAAATTGGAGGGCCACATGGCGAAAGTCTTTTTCGAGAAGCCGGAACTGCCCGGCTTTTTCAGTGTCAAGAGAACCTATAGCATCGCCGGGGTCAAGTTTCGGCCGTCGGTGTGCTACCCCGTCTATGAGGTCATTCGTGGTGCCATCGAGGCGCTGGCCAAGGACGGCAACGCCGCGCTGTACGACGAGGAGCAGGTCTTCATCAACGGCATCCCCACCAAAAAGAGCACCATGACCGACAGGCCCATGGGTACGCAGCTCACGCCGGGCAACGCCGAATGGCACCATCCCGGCGACGACAAGGTTGCCGCAACGATTGAGATAGGCGGTCTGGAAGGCAAACCGCTGTGAGCGGCGTGTACGGGGACATGCTGGCCTACTTTCCCGAGGTCATGCGCGAGTACGACATTCTCTCGTTCGATGTAGTCACTCCTGGTGGCCTGACGAATAGGCGTGTCGTGACTCGCGTCGAACAAGCCTATCTGTCGCGTAAAGACGGCGGACAGGAAGGGATTGTAACCAGCGCCCGTACCGAAAACCAGAAGGCCACGTTTTACGTGGAGGGCGATGAGTCGCTACGCGGGTTCATTCCGCAAGGACTATATGTTGAGGACGATGGCGAGCTGTACACGTTCGTCAAGGACAACGGTTTTGCACTGGAAGGCGCCTACCATGCCTACGGACTGCAGCTCGTTACTGGACCCAAACAGCAGCCAGCGTTGCCGAAGGGAACTGTCAACCTCACGAAGGATTTCGAGTGACTGATGACTGGACGCCGGATAATCTGCCCATCGCTTTGATGAGCCGATCTCTGCTAACAGCGACCAAGGCCACCCCGTTCCGTATTGGAACAGCCCGCGTTACTGCGCAAGACGAAGACTCGCTTCTGGCGCTCGACAAGTTGCTTGACCTGGAAGTCGATGACGATGGCGAGAGCGTTCTGCCGGGCAGGCGTGAGACTGGCCAAGAGACGGACTGGGTAGGTGATTTGACAGGTATGCCTTACCAGATCAGCTACTACTTCCCATCGCGCGTCCGGCCGATTCACGCAGGCACTGGCAAGTACGGTTCCCCCGGATTGACGTTCAAGGCGCTGTACGAGGCGCTGTGTGACGGCTTTAACGGCGGGCGAAGGTTTATCGAGGACTACTTTCTTTCTTGCTTCCGCGACCGCATGGCGCCCATGTATGAAGAGGCTGTGCATGATTTGAAGCAGCGTATCGCAGATGAAGCACAGCGTCGTCGAGGGGCACATCGCGCCTATCTATCGAACTTCGAGGAGTGGGTAGGTCCGTGGGTAACACAAGTCTTCAAACAGCTGGGAGCAGCTACGAAGCAAGACATCGTACAGTGTCTTGCTATCGGTAAGATTCCGCTGCAGAAAACGGCACTGCATTCACGCACTATCCTTGCACGAGAACGTCTGGGCATTCCGAGTACGGAAGTATTTTACGCGACCGGCAGACTGATTAACTCAATCCAAGTGTCCGTGATACTCTTGGACCACGAGACAGCAGAAAGAGAAGAGGAACTGTGATGGTGCCCAGAAATCCGTATACCGGCGTATCGTTCAAGTCGCTCAAAGAGTTCTTGTTCTACATGTATTTCTTCGACGAAGAGCTTGTTGAGCCTACGGACGAGAACAAAGCTCTTGCCAAGAAACTGATGAGCCTGATTGTGCCGATGCAACACAATATCAACAACCCGCTGCAGGGCGATGAGGCCACAGATACGTTCATTCAGTATTGGATCAGTCGGGATGAGCGCTGGACGCAGGACTTCAACCATCGTGGTGCTGGCACGGGGGCGAACTCGGTTGGCGTGAAGCTGGCTTACGTCGATGTACGGTTCGTGGGAGCCCAGGCCGAAGTCTGGGCTAAAGCCTTCCACCATCTAGCAAAGCGTGACAAAGTGGCCACTTACATGCTGGAAATCTGCGGCGGACGCATCTTGGAGTATGTTGAGGCCATAACTCCTGTCAACATTGACTATTTCGGGGTCGGAAACTCGACCATAGCCTTTGACGTATCTTTCAAAATCGAGTATACAGAGAATATCGACCTGAACTGGAAGCCTTTGACTTTGATCGTTCTCGGACCAGGAGACATCACGATTGAGGGCCAAAATGGTGAATAAGGTGCAGGCGCACCGGAGGGTAAGAACATTAACCTGACGTATATCGGCAGTGCTGCCCAGAGGAACATGCACTTTTCCTCGGAAGTCACCGTCACCGCGTTGGATTCGAGCGATCTGTTCAACTCGGTATCGCTCTACGTCCCCGCGTCACTCGCCCAGGATGGTATCATCGGATGGGCTGCGATGGCCGGTACGTTGACCGTGGATCAGCCGGTAGTGCTCACGATCAACGTGAACAACTACGCCAGCATGATTCAAGGCAACTTGCTTTCGCAGTGGCTGGACGTTTTCAACCAGGACACGAACATCGACATCGTCCTTTACTTGATTGTTTTCGACGACAGCCGGTCGGGAGATTGGACCATCGGAAAGAAGGCTATCACCTACGATCCGCTTACGAACGCCTTCAACAAGTTGTGGTTCATTTCGTACTTCAAGATGATGTACGACTGGAACTACGACGGCAAGCCGTTCTCGATTCCCTTCCCTGGAACGTACGGAAGTATGACCGTCACGATCCACAATGGAACGGGTGGTTCGATCACGCTTCCCGCGGGCACGTACATGTACAACAACGGCACGAAGCTGTACCAGCTGGACGTGCTTGCGGACATGCCTATCGGTGCCGGTTCGAGCGTCACTGGCGTTGTTATGGTGGCATCCACCATTGGCGTCGATGGATCGCTTGCAACCGGGGCGTTGACGGTCGGCAACTTCACCCCCGCTCTCTCGGGTGGTGCGGCTACGTTGACCTTCACGGCCACGGCTGTTACGCCCGGCCAGAACGCCAACCCTTCTCCTGCTCCCGTCCCGAGCCAGTATTTCGATCTGGCTCTCGCGCTCTCGTATCTTGGTACGTCGAATGTGAAGCTGACGTTGGTCATCAACCTGACGAAGATCGCTGTTTCCGGCACCGGATTCCCGGCGATCTCGGATGTGGATACGAATCCTTGCCGCATCCGAAGTCTCGGCAAGGCGGACCAGCTGCAGATGCAGGATTTGACGATGGCTGCGACGACGCCGCTGCCGAATCCGCGGGAGAACCTGTTCTGGGGATCGCTGATCCTCATCAATGCCACGAACACTTGGATGATTCCGCACAGTGAGTTCGTCAACGTGGTTTCGGACATTCTCGGCGCTTGGATGGTGACGAAGAATGGATCGGGCGAGTACACGGGCAATAAGCTGTCGAAGCTGCGCTTGACTGGCACGCACATCAAGCCGTTTGGTTGGCCTTCGCCGCTGAACAGTGCGATCAACATCAACGACGACGAAGGCTTCGACATGTTCGACGAGATGAACCTCGGATACCTGATGACAATTTCGGACGCAAGTCTGCAGGATTGTCAGGTGTCGCAGGCCAAAACCGTCACCGGCATTCCCGTCAACGCGCTGATGATCTCGAAGTGGATCGACTACTGGTCGGCCCAGGACGCGGCCAACTTCATTGCCGACGACGGTACGCTCACGGACCCGGTTCTCACGGACCAGGAAGCGTACACGTCGATTCAGAACATCGTGAAGAATCGTTTGAACGCGATGTCGAAGACCAACCGGCTGCAGAACATCAAGCTGACCTTTCCCTCGTTCAGCGCTGCGAAAGTGGACGCTACGTCCCTGGTCGCGGCCAGCGCGTGGTCGGCCAAGTACATCGACGATCTCGGCTCCGTCACTGTCACGGGCGGAATCTCGGCATAAGGAAGGAGAGACACCATGGCCTACGGTCCTAACCGTGCCGCGTCGCGTACGCGGGCAACTTTCCAGACGGCGGGTGGTACGACGATCCGGTATCGTCACCCCTTCTTGTCCGGCCAGATCAGTGGCGCGTCCACGATTGACGAGATCGACGTTTCGCGTGCGCTTCGTCTGAACGATACCTACCTGTCGGCCCAGCCCGCGCAGGACAGTTCGTTCCAGGAAGTGCTCGTCGATGGTTCGATCATTGTCATCACGAACCACCTGCTGGCTGGCGTGATGAACCTGAACGTCTTGCGCACAACCGGCCTCGTTGGTACCGGCGACTTCATCGCCGCGCTGCAGCTTGTGCAGGCGTCCAAAGACGACGTTGGCGGTACGCTGACGCATATCGAGACGATCAACGGTAAGAGGATCATCACGATCTTCTACGGTGTCTCGATCAAGCACGTGCCTCACCTGATCAAGGCTGGTAACGCGGTTGTGCCCTACCCGGTGCAGCTCGCTTACGCTGGCTGGGTCCAGGGTGTCGGTGCTGTGGATGTCAGCAGCGAGAAGACGATCTGGGCGGTCGGCAACTCTGCTGGTCTCAAGGGCACGTACACTCAGTATGACATTCAGACCGGCGAGAACGCGGGCGACTTCTTCGGCGGTGCGCCGGTCACGGTCATCGGCGGTGTCGATGCGGACGAGGCGGACGATTCGAGTGCGGACCTCACGGCCATTGTCTCGACTTCCGCACCCCCCGGAGGCTACCCGAACGTCATTCCCGATCCTTCGGACCCCAACCCCGGCTGGTAACGAAGTCAGGAATTGGAAAGAAATGGCCATGGCCGCTTAGGTGGTCATGGCCATATTAACTTATAGGGGCGACCATGGCGATTGTGAAGACCGACTTGGCCAAAGAGGCCACCGGAGCAAAGAAGCCTCGCAGCTTCTTGCTCGACTCTTCCGTGCTGCTGCACAAGGAAGAGATGAAAATCATCCGCGAAGACATCAAGCAGAACAACATCCTGTTCTACTTCCCCGAAGGCTTCAACCAGCTCGATCTTGTGGAAGAGTGCCGTGCGATTCAGAACCCGGATGACTTTGATCTGATGTTTGACATCACTATGCAGATGCTGGTCGGCAAGTCTGTGGTAATACTTTGTAAGAACAGGCGCGGCGAGCGCATCAAGCAGCTTGAGTTTCAAGTAACTGATCAGTACCAGAACTTGCGCGGGTACGACTTCATCGACACGTACCCCACGGTGATTTTGTGGCTGGTCGAGGACATTGGAGCGTACCTGCTAAAAAAATTTCCGATGCCTGGAAACGACACGAACGGCTCACCCAAGGCATCGAAGGCCCCAAAGGAGCCGAAGCAGACGACGAGGCCGTACAGGGTAGAATGACCTACAGCCTCATCCAGGAACATTTCGGCAACGACGTGTTCTTCTTCGTTATGAAGTTCTGGGAGTGGAGTAAACAGAAGCCTACCAGCTGGCTTGACTTCTTCGACTGGTCCAGGTTTATGAAGACCGAAGGCATCATCAGAGAGACGATGGCCGCATCTTTGAAGGCACAAGGGAAGTAATATGGCAGACAGGACGACGCGAAACAGGATGGTCAACGAGTTCTCCGTGCGAGGCTCGCTGGAAGGTGCAGACCTCGGCATGATCAGCCGCGTCGAGTCGACCATCGAGCGGCTGCTAAAGCCACTCGTCGAAGGCGGTCAGATTCTGAAGCAAAGCCTGACGAACACTTCGCGCGGCGAGTACGGCGCGTCGTACAGGTTCTTCGGCAGCAAGAACGTCCAAGAGATGGTCATGGCCGCGGTGCGCGAAGAACTGAATGGTATGCGCAGCAAGATCGAAGGCATGACCATGGACATCGGCAGCACTTCCCGCCGCAGCTACACGGAAACGACCGAACGCATTCTTGATCCTCGCACGCAGGCGGCGATTCGTGCACAAACACTTCGCGCAGGCGGTACATCGAACTTCAACAAGGCAACTGGTGAGACCACGTACTTCGTTCCGCAGGGCGAGGCGAGGCGCTTTCACGCCATGACCAACGAATCAGAAGTCAACTACCTCGCCGGTCGGTCGCGTGGTCTGCCTGGTCATTCTTCTTCTGCTAACATCCACGAGATGGCGACCGCTGCTATTGCAAGAAAGAACATGACGATGGAGGCAACTGCTCGGGCGAAGGCGGCTTTTGTGAAGACAAACCCGAAGAGTGCATTGGGTAGGCAGGAGCGTTCCCGGCGCCGCGAACAGACGGGCCGATTTCTCAAGGGCGGTAGCCTCGCGGTTTTGTCAATCATTGCTGGTCTCATCGCCACGAGTGTTAGCTTTCTGTCGAAGATTCTCGGTGCAACGATGGAGACGGCGCGGAATACTTTGAACAATTTGAACTCTGGCAACCGTACGAATCTTTCTGGTACGGAAGTCACGGCGTTCCAGAATCGCGCTCGCGCACTTGGCGTTGATCCGAACTCGTTCACGAACACGATGAGCATGTTTGTGCAGCGTTTCTCTAATCCTGAAAATCTTGGCGATTTGTCGCAGGTTGCAACTTTGCTACAGGGCAAGACGGCTGACGCACTGAAGATGATCACGACGGGTAACGTCGATCCCAAGCAGATGATGTTCTCAGTATTTGGCGACGTGCTTACGAGTGTAGCTTCTGGCAAAGGCGGCGTTTTGAACCGCGAGAATATCGGTTCGGCTTTGAGTGCTGCGATTGCGAAAGTCGGTCAGGCGTTTGATCCTGGTACTGCTGAACTCTTGAACAGCATTGCTACTCGCATGATGACAAACGGGCAGCTTGTTGGTGGTCAGACCTACTCTGCTAACTTCATGCAGTCGTATATTGAGCAACTGGGTGCTGGCGCTGTCGCGCCGAATCAGTTGCAGACGGCTGCAGCGGAGAAGGGCGCTGAGAAGTTCAACGCGCTGGGTTCTGATTTGCAGAGTTTGTGGAACTCGTTCTTTACTCAGTTTCTGGGTCAGATCAGCGACATCGCTACGTCGATCAGGAATCTTGTGCGCCCGCTGGTTGACTTTCTCGATCCTGGCCATGCGCCACAACGCAATGCTGAGGCGCTAAAGCAGAACGCACAGTTTACAAGCGAAATCAACAACGACATCGCGTTTACCGGCAAGCAGTTTGTACGCGATCTAACATCTAAGAAGTATGGAATGACTGGTGTGTTTGACGCGTCTAAATCGCCTGCAGAAAATATGCGCGACATGAAGCGTGCAGCGGATAGTATTCAGAGCGAAAGTGATCAAGCCGCGTTCATCAAGCGTTTCGGTATTGATTCGTACAGAGCACGAGACCTAATAAGCCAATATGGTTCGCTTCTGACAGACACCGACAAGAGCGCGGAACTTCAGAAGCAGCGAATCGAAGGACTGGCTTCTGGCAACGTGCCGTATCCGGTAGGTGCTGATGCAGTCACGCGCAGCGCCAGGGCGCAGTCTGATCGTACAGCGTATCTCATGGGCATTGTACGAAGAAAGACGGAAGCCGAGAACAACCAAAAAAAGGGTTATTACAACAAGCTAGACAGCAATTTCTTGAACCTATACCAGGATTACCCGGACCTCGCACAGTTCAATGATCCTAGTGGTAAGGGTACGGCGATGCTTGACAAAGTGAACAGCGATAGTGCAATCACTTTGGCAAGAAACATGCTATTCCAGCAGATGCGAGGAAGTGGTATCTTTCAGGGGCATACGGTTGCACCGACGGAAGCCTTCACGTTCAGCGGCGGGGCGAACGGCGAGATCGTAATCACGCTGAAGAATCAGTCTGGTAAGGTGCTTGGACAATCCGTCGTACCGAACCAGATTGGTGGTGCGATTAAGACAACGGTGTACGACGCTGGCGACATCGTTGAGAACATGTCTGGTACAAGCTCGAAGACGAAGACCAAGGTAGGTAACTAAATGCCGCAGGCTGGCGGACCCATCAATGGAAGCGGACTCTACGGGCCTGTCGCGCTCGCGCGTAACCCCGCGGCTACCATCATCGTTCCTACGATGTTGCAAATTGCCACGGATACTGTAAGTCAGTTTGCGGGCCTTACCTGTTTGTACAACCGCAACTGGTACAACCGCCAGGACATCATCTCGCTTCCGCTTTGCTTTTTTTACATCAAGGACATTTCGGAAACGCGTGAGACGCAGATCAGCCAGAAGCGCGTGCTCATCTATGAGCCGCAGATGACGACGGATCAGGCGAAGTCGGCGAACTTTGCCAGTCCGCTTCGCCCTGGTGTGCAGGAAGTCATTGCAGACAACATGGTCATCAAGCCCAAGACTTACCAGCTGGACATCGTTTTGCCCTTTCAGCTGGCGTCCGGGCAGTTCAACCGGCAGATGAATGATCTGGCCGGTATGTTCGAGGGCTTCATCGAAATCTTCTCTGGCCAGAGTTCTTACCAATCGTTCTTCACACCTGCGCAGGCGCTCGTTAGTCTTGGCAACAATGTGCTGTCGAGCGCGGCGAAGCTGCCTAACTCGGCATCGGCCGCGTACATCAACAAGAACTCACTCGATGCTATGGCTGAAAGCCAAACGATCCTCACGCTTAAAATGTGGACCGGCTACGACTACAAATACGTCGTCATCACGGGAGTGGATATCAAGAAGAGCGGCAAGGAAGATGATGTGTTCCGTGCTGTACTAAAGCTGCAGGAAGTGCCGGTCCTTACCGTCAATCCCGTAACGGATGTGACAACTCCTGGCGGCATCAACCGCAACTGGGCGGCTACAGCGATTTCGTTCGAGAACCGTGCCTTGACCGATCCTCTTGCCGCGCTGACAGGAATCAAACAGGCTTCACTGCTACCCGGCGAACTGATAGGAGCTTTGCCATGACAGTCAACCTTACACCAGGACAGTTTGTGAACAACAAACTGACTGTGAACTACGGTATTCGCAAGAGAGCTATTTTCACTATCATCAATGAGAACTTTCCGGGGCTTAACCGTCTTGGTACAATCAATTTGGTGACGGTGCTGATCCAGACTTTCAACACCGACGGCACGATTGCCACACAGAACGTCTACACGCCTATCATCAGTGTTGGCAATCCTGACGTGCAAATCGTTCCGAGTACGGATAGCACGCTGCAGGGTCAGCGGCTTTCGCAGGACAATATGCAAGGCGTTCTAGTTACGCTCGTGGAGTAGCAGATGGCGGGAGACAAGACCGGAGTAAACGCGCAGGCGCCTATTATCCAGACGAACATTAAGCGCGGTCAGCAGACCGTCAGCCTGTCGACCCAGGACATGTTCAACCGGATCATCAACCTGCGGTTCATCCACAAGCCAAAAGTCGCTGGTGCCATACCGAAGACCTGGACTATCCGTTCGGACTACGAAGTGTTCTACTGGCCGGGCGGCTTTCAGTATATTCCTACGCGTCAGAAGGCCGCGATCAAGGTCACGATAAAGTTCGTTGCTAACCGCACCGCAGTCAGCATCAGCGTCGAAGTGCAGAATCTGTTCATTAAGAATCCAACCGATCTCGAAACCACGGACGAGCCGCTGCAGCAGCTGGAAATCCAGATGGGATACATCACGCAGATGCCCAACTGGGTGAATGATCAAGGCTACATGAATCTGCCGTTGTCACAATTCTTTGCACTGTTCGACGGCACACAGCCATTCAACAAGCCTGCCTTCACCCCGCCCACGAAGCTCGTGGCACAGGTTCTTGCCACAGAGCGTAAGAGTATGTCGCCAGACGGCGTCACTGTGTTTACTTGCACCATAGGTACCATGTCGGAGCCGCTGTCATGGGCCTACAATCCGGCCATGCTTCAGACCGAAGCGAAGAAGCAATCGTCAGCTCACTGGCTCACGCGTGAGCCGGCTAACTCGCTCCCGTCCATTTTCTTTCTGCTCATTACGCGTCGGTTCATTCGCTCGAACGTAAAGCATGATGTGAGTACGAAAGAGCAGAACTTCCCTACCTCGAACAATTTTGTTCAGGTAGAGAACAAACGTGTTCAGACGGTGACTATTTACGGAGACGATCTGCTGCCGATCTCGACGCTGACACTCGACAACGGTCGATTGTCGTCAGCCGACGCGGACACCTATGGCACGATCATTTACATGTCCGATATGCTTTGGAACATGCCGTTGACTGAAGGTCCGCAATGGAATCTCAACGGCACAGAGAAAGCACAAGCTGTTCCGGTTGACCATCCGATAACGACGGAGCTGTACGACAATCTACAGTCTCAGTGCAACGCTATTCAGCAGGACTTTCCGTTCATTCGTTTCTACGCGCTCGGTGATGGCAACTTGTATGCGTATCACGTGCAGGAAGCAAAAGAAGATTTCTTCAGCTCGACGTTTGTTATGCAGAACCAGTCACAGAACAACCACATCGTAAAACTTCCTGCTGTCTACGACATCACGTGGGGCGGTACGCGAACGATCAGGATGCCGTTCTTCAGTGGTATTCTGCCGATGATGACAGTGGCGTTCCAGGCGCGGTATGCACTCAATGACCTCACCGGCAACTTTTATATGCCGCCGCCCGGTCACGTGTTCTTTCTTGTGCTACTCATGGACATCGTATTCGGAACGGTTGAGGACGCTGACAATGAAATGGTGATGATGTGCACGGATATCGACGGACCTGCCTTGCCGACGACAGATCAGTATGGAAACATCATTCCGGTGCCCGCTAAACCACCTGCTGCGCCTGCATCTCGTACGAAGTTCTGGAAACAGATGTCTCTACCGGTTGTGGACAAGTACGATGGAGATGACTTCACGACTGACACCAGCTGGGCAACTATCATCAATCGTCTGATCGTGTCGGCGCGGTTCAACGCCGACGCATGGGGTGGTACGCCTCCCTCGAATGCACAGGCCATCGCTGATTTGGCGTCGTGGAATCCTGGTCTGTTTGGATCGGTGCGTATCGCTGGTAACTTGTCACCCGAGTCGAATGTGTACGGCACGCCCTTGTCGTTGCTGTATTCTGCAACGTACAATCCGATCAATCCCGGTGTCGCTGACACTGTGGTCATCAACATGCCGTATTTGCCTGCAGCGAAGTACACGGCAGAAGGAAAACTCGGATGAACGGTGTAGATAGCATCGAGATTCTGAAGAACGATACCAAGAGCAACGCACGTGACTGGTTCCGCGAGACCAGCATCATCAGCTACGGTGTCGTCACCGACATTGTGGCTGAAGGGATAGTAACTGTGACCTCGCTCGTTCGTGACGGCGCAGCTATCAAGACGATGACAGTCCCACTTGTTGCCACAGGCGGCGCGTTGTTGGAAGAAGCTGCTGATCCGACGATTGGTGATCTCGTGCTGCTGCTATTCGTCGACAAAGCTGATCCCAGCATGTTCGACTCCGCCAGCTCACGTTTCAAGGCAACCGGCGACTGGTCGATCTTCAATACATTCGCCAGCGGATACAACAAGTTCTCGGCTGTCGGGATGCTGATCCGTCCGTTCAAAGGCGTGGCTGCAACTATGGCCCGATTCAGCACTGACGACCACGGCAACCCTACGTACGTGTTCAAGACGACGGCAACTGTGCGCAAGATTTTCCGGCGCGAGTTTAATCTCATGTTTGACTCGCTGCCGAAGTCGAGCGGAGTCGTTGATCGGCTAGTGCAGGTGACGTTTGGCAAAAACAGTCCCTACCTCGTGAATCACTGGGCAGCCGTCACTCGCATGTACGGATTTATGGTGCTGCCGGACACGACCTTGGCCGCGGTGAGTGCCCCTGTCGTCGAGAAGTTCAGCCAGTATGCGCCAGTCACGCGCGAATACGACGGAACCCTGGCCGAGACTTTCAAAGGCAACGTCACGATGACCTTCACCGGGGCAACATGGACGATCACTGGGGACCATTCTTTCTCTGCTACCTTTCAAGGGCCGATTACGTTGAATACTACGACCGCGGACAAGTTGACCTTCGGGAATAGCGTAGGTACGCTTGGTGCCACGAATGATCAGTTTTGGGCTGCTGTGGTGACGTTCTGTACCTCGGTTGTGTCTGGTGCCGGGTCACCGGCAGCAGTCACGGCTGCGGCGACGGCGCTCAATACGGCTTTGGCCACGCTTCGTGCCAAAATGACTAACATATTCGTATGACCATGGCCACACAGATGGTCATGACCGTTTCATGGCTTGGCGAGCGCTTGCTTCGCTGCATCTCTTGGTATAGGATAGGAATATGAGCGTCACGAGCTACACCTTGGACCAGCTGATGACCTTGATGGGGGATACTTATGACGCGACCGTCAATCCCCGTCGTATTTTCCGAAACAATAAGAATCGCATTTGGCTGCTGTTTCAGGGCATCGCTGCAGGGTACCAGCTGATCAACGACATGGTGGTATCGCTCTCGAACAAGTTCGATCCATCGAACTGTTCGGATGATGACTTGCTCTCGACAGCCAAACTTGTCGGTACGTTGTTCAAGGTGGGCAAATCTTCATTCGTGCAGATCAACTTCACGAATACAGACGTGGCCAATCCGCACACTATCACGGCAGGTGTTTACCAGTTTACGTCGACTTCTGGCGAAGTGTTCAATATGACGCTGGCTGCTGACACAGTGTTCACCGCTGGCCAGACTATCATGATGATCTTCGCATCGACCGAGAAAGGTGCGTTCAGCGTTACCGCTGTCGCATCGGTATCGATCTCGCGTGCGGACCTTGCCTCCATTGATCCTAACTTCTCGTTCGCAACGCTGGACAACTCGCGTTATCTCGGGTACCTCGATGAAACGCCGCTTGTGTTCCGGCAGCGTATTCTGAGTGACACGAATCGTCAGGACGCTATTGCCGAATTGGAACTGCTGATCCGCAGTTTGCCGAACGTACTCGAATGCAATCTGATCTTCAACCCGTCGGGTGGTGATGTGGTGTACGACGGCATCACGATTCATCCGTTCTGTTTGCTCGTGAATGTGACCGGATTCCCTGACCTGACATTGGGTCAAACCGTCATAGGAAACGTACAGTATCTCACTGTAGAGACGGACCCGACGAAAGTGTTCAACATCACCGATTCGCATTTCGCCACTGGCTCGCTTCCGGTGTACTGGAACCCGCACACGCAGAAGAACTTTGCGCTTACGGTTACCTATCGGTTTGACTCAAATAAGATCATCCAGTCGCGCGGTGAAGCACAGATGCTGGCTGCGCTGAATGCAGCCTACGCCAACATGAGCCAGCACATCGACACCGTCACGGTGGCTGACATCATCAATCTATTGCAGGGTCTTGGTCTTGCCAGTGTGCAGCTGCTGCAAGTCTCGATCACACCCGCAGGCGGTGGCGCGGTCAACTATCTCGACTTCCTGAAAACCCGGCTCGCAAACCTGACCGGAGTGACGTTCGCTGGAACCGACATTGCGTAAGGAGGCAGGAAAGAAATGACACTGCCTTTCCGGTTCTTCCGCGGCGAGTTCTCTTCGGGATTCTTTTTGTTCAACACGGCGACGTTTCTGAACAACATCGTCACGTTGATGGGCGGTGTCTACGATGAGATCATGTACTGGCTGAACGTCCAGTTCGAGATCATCTCGGCGGGCGGCGACGACATTCCCATGCGAACATCGGACGTGATGGGTATTGCTACGACAGCTGGCGTCTTTCCGCTGTTCTTCGAGGGCGGCTATTGGTCGGGTGCCTTGTTCTTTACGGAGTCGGCGGTGTACTTGGGCAAACAGCGTTCAGAACGTGGCCTCTACGACATCAACAACGAGCGCTTTGTATTTGTTCGCACAGATAACGATGACTACCCGGACGACATCGTGACTCTGGCCTCTCCGTCTATGCGCCAGAGTTTGATACCGCATGGTCAGACTATTCTTGGGTACACCCGAGCGGACCAGCCGGTATACGACGAGAACGGTGATGTGATCTGGGCCAACGTGTACGCAACGCCTCCGGTCGGCGTGGCCTACGACGTGTTCTACGGTCCCAGTTTTGCCACGTTGAGTATCGACGCCATCGTCATCAGCCAGATGGGCATCGACTTCACTATGAACCTGTTTATCATAATGCAGCACATCCGTTACAACGGTGCCACACTGCAGACGTTCCTTGACCTTACCGCCTTGATCTGTCAAGATGTTGTCTCGGGCATGAGTATCACGCAAGGTACTTTGGGCGGCAGGAATTACTTCGTCATCAACTACCACGTGTCCGGCGTTTCGACGGCCGACCGGCCGCAGGAACGTCTTCGCATCTGGCAGTACGTCGTGAATCAGAAGTTCAAGCTCTATCTGCTGAACGAGCTACCAGGAGGTTGATATGGGCGGTGTAGCAACTCTTACTCCTATCCAGGCCATCACCGCACGGCTTCAGGCGGCTGCTCCGGCGAACTTTGCCTACACAGCTGCTGCGTACACGGGCAACGAGATCGAAGGCGTCGAATCCTTCAACATCGCCAACGACATGAACGTCCCGAACAATGACGCCACGGATACGAATGCCAGCGTGCTCAACACCGGCTTCCAGACGCAAGGTGCTTCGATTCCTCGCAACATGGCCAACCACTTCTTCGGACGGCTGTCGTTCAACCTGCGCAAGCTCACGGATCAGTTCTATGCCTTTATGGCGTTGGAGCAGGCGCAGTGGGCACAGAACGCGTTCCAGTACGACGCCAACCAGCCCTATCCGCAGGGCGCTGTCTGTTTTCAGGTATCGGTGGTCAGCGGTGTACAGTACATCATTCACTACATCCGTACGTCCAGCACGCCGTTGACGATCACCGGCATCGCTCCTCCGAACGCAACGCACTGGACCGTCATGCAGGTCGGCTCCGCCATCAACCCGCAGGCGCCCGTGAACGCGCTAGGGTATCAGCGTTCGTTCAGCCTGATCGACCTCTCGAATACCGGCACGTACCTGACGACGACGTGGTACCCGGTCGTTACATCTCCTCTCGGGCTCGCTGCCGTGGTCACGCCTGCCGACATGAACACTGTGCTTACCGAGATCGAAGCGTACGTTGCTGGTACCGTGACCGGGCAGGCAAACTCGTGCCGCGCTTCTCTTTCTGCTACCGTTCGTACCTCGGGCTGGAACGTGGCTGGCATCACAGACCCTGCGGCCTATCCGACCGGCGCGTTCATCAAGAACAACGAGTTCATTGACCAGACGAACGGCAACGATCTCGGCGTGGCGAATAGTCCCATCGGATTCACGATGCTGCCCAAAGGACAGCAAGTGGTGTTCTGGCTGCGTGGTGGCTCGAAGTACGGTGTATGGAACTCGTTCGGTGCCAGCTTCTCCGTCAAGACCGCTTCTTACAACAACGGCAGCGATCCGGCGATCTCTCCGCAGACCAGCCGTCAGTTCTTGTACAACCCGCTCAAAGTGTGGGGCCGCATGGGTGTTCCTACTCCCACACAGAATGAGGACGTGGCCAACAAGCTATACGTCGATTCTGCGATTGCTGCTGGCTTGCCTATCGGTTCTGTCATCATGTTTGATGCCAACAACCCTGGCCCCATCGTCAACGCTGGTACATTCAATATCGGCGAGTCGTACCAGATTCAGACCGTGGGGACAACTGACTTCACACTGATTGGTGCAGCGGCGAACACGGTGGGCGTTATTTTTACGGCGACGGGTGTGGGCTCGGGCAGCGGTGCGGCTTACCGTCGTTTGTACGCTACGGGTGGGTGGTCGGACAATGTCACGATGCCGGGATGGTACGCGTGTAATCCGGCCAACTCGGTGAAAGGCTGCCCTGACATGACCAACCGTTTTGTAATGGGTAAGGACACGACTGGCGCAGGTGCGACGGGTGGTACGAACAGTTATTCCATCGCAGCTGGCAATTTGCCGCCGCACACGCACGGTATAAACCATACCCACGGCACGTTCACGACAAGTAATGTGTCGAACGACCACACACACAGTATTGGTCAACAGCTTTCTGCTTGGAGTGCTGGTGGCTCTGGTCCTAACCTGTGGCGTACCGACTCTGGTTCCGTACCGTCTACTGGTGGCATGTCGGCGAACCATACGCACACCGTCACAGTCAGCGCGTTTAGCGGCAGTTCGGACAACGGCGGTTTCGCCAACACGGCAGTCGACAATCGACCTGCGTTCTACTCGCTTGTTTTCATCAAGCGCGTCGCGTAAAGGAGCAGAAGAAAATGAAAAGGATTCGTTTGAACAATAGCTTCATCCTCAAGGAGAACTCACGGTTTATTGACCGCGTGAACAACCTCTCCATGTTTTACATCGCGGTGGAGGTCATCTTTGGAGCAACGTACTCGCAGGCCATCGCCGACGCTTCGGTGCAGGACGTTCTCGAAATCACGGCGGCGAAGAACCAGACCCTGTGGAACAAGAACAAGGACGCGAGCCAGCAGGACTTTGTACAAAATCTGTATGATTTCATGGCCTACTATTACCCCGAGGTCATCAAGTGGTTCGCTTGGAACGATGCTGCAGTCATGCGTACGATTCCTAACCCGATTCCGAACGGTGATCCGATCACGCAGCGCGTGCCTTACGACGATCCCAGCGTCGGCGGCAATCAGGCGCTGATCGACCAGCTCATGGGCGAGAAGATTCTCGGTACCGACTTCAGACTCTTCCGCAGTCTGTACGACCGCGGTATCACGACTTTCGTTTTGGAGGATGTCTGATGGACATTCGTGTCAACCCCAAGCACTTCAACAAGGTGAAGAAGGCATTCACCGCAGCGCATGTCTCTGTGAACAAGAATGTCACGTCGCTGAACGCAGACCCCGCCGTCGATGACGCGGTCATGGTCGTCAAGAACGGTCAGGGTGTGGATATCGAATGGTTCCGAGGACTCGACAAGGTTCTTTCTTTTCTGCAATACGGCTACGTTCGTGTGCAGAAGTTTTGTCCGCTCCTGAAACGCAAGTGCATTGCAGAGAAGTGTGCACACTATCTCGTGATGCGAAACGTGGGTGACTGTACGCACATCTGGTCGTCGGTCATTCACCTACCGCTCGTGTAATAAATATAGAGAGGTTAGACATCTTGACCATAAAAGATTTTGAGCAGATAAAGGTACTCATGACCCAGTTTGCAGAAAGCGTAAACGACAAAATTGAGGGTCTGAAAGAGCTATTGCTTGAGAAGTTGAATGGTCACGGCAGCACAGTCGAACGGCTGCAAAAGGAAGTCGACCATCTCTATCAGCTTGACCGTGACCGTGTCACTGAAATCGGTGATCTTCGTGCGGAACAGGAGCGGATTAAAGGCATCGTGGAACGAAACGCCGCTGTCTCTACGGCCGAAGAGAATGGCCGAGACAAACGCGAGCAGGCTGTCGAGACGGTGAAGTCCGGCATCACGACGGCGAAGCTCGTGTGGGTCAGCGCGTTGGTTGGTCTAGGCGGTGCGTTTGGCGCTGTAATGCTTACATGGGCATTGGGAGGATTCAAGGGATGAGCGAAGAGAAGACGCCCTTGTGGAAACACCTGATCTCGATCTTTACCGACGCCGAATGGCACCCCGACCTCTACAAGGTCGGAGGTATCGTAGGCGTCGCAATGTTTTACAACGTGGTCGTTAAAGTTTTGCAGATGGTTGACGCCAAAGAAGATACGACACGGATCAGTCTGGTGGCGGCGCTTTTGGTTCCGATCACGACCATGATCACGTTTTTGCTGAACTTCTCGAAGCAGAATGACGCGGTGCTGACCAACAAGGCCGTTCAAGCCTTCGCCGCGCAGAATCAAATTGCGGCCCCGACAGGGCCAAAGGAAGTATGATGTGGAAGTACGTCACCCTGTTCGTCTTGCTCTGTGGATTCTCGTCGCCGTCTTGGGCACAGGAATCCTCGGATACCTTGGAGCAACTTTCTGGCCAGTTCTCGCTGGCCTTGGACAAAGCCAATCTGTCGCCCGAGCAAGCGCAGATACTGATCGGGCCTTACAAGGACTTGATCGCGGGATTGGAGCTGTACAGCAGTCAGCAGCAGCAAGCAGCGCAGCAGTCACAGCAAACGCAGAAGCAGGCGCAGGACTTGTCCGGGGACTCAGCGTCGGTTTGGACGTCCTTGAAAAGCGAGCGGCAGGCGCGGCAGCGGGAACTCCTGTTTTGGCAGATCGGAACGTGGACGGCAGCCTCAGCAGCAACCGGAGCACTGGGCTACCTGCTTTACTTGGGAATCTCGGGCCACATTCACCCGTGAGCCTGTCTGAGGTTCTGCAGTGGACCGTGCCGTCTTTCCTGTTCCTACTGGTGGCCGCGGTGTCGTTCTTCGTAGGCCGGAGCTGGTACAAATCGGCCAAGGCCAAGGAAGCGGTCAAGGCCGCAGGCAAGGCCAAGACCATGGACGCTTCAGGTGCCGTCATCGCTCCGAAGCAGACCTTTCCGCGAGTGCACTACGACACGCCTATGTCGCCTGCTGAACAAGCCGAGTACGATGCGGCGGTCCAATCGACGATGGACAACCCCCATATCGGCGAGGACTATAAGCGTGCACTCGTAAACGCTGGCATTGCAAAAACCCCGAACGGCGCCGGGCAAAGCACCGAAAAGGAGATTCACGTGAGCCTGCTTCAGGACATCAAGAACGAGTACAAGGTGGTGAAGGGTGCCTTCGCCAAGATCAAGAACGCGGCGGGCGAGGTCATCCTCAACCTCGAAAACGAGGCTCGGATCGCCAAGGCGGACATCGAGAAGTTGCCTGAGGAGATCAAGGCCAAGATCATCACGATCCTCGAAGAGGTTCAGGAGACACTGATCGTTGAGATCGGCAATCTGACCAAGGTCGAGGTTACCGGATTGTCGGTTTCGCCCCTGACCGTCTCGGGTAAGGCCGGTGACACGGCCACGCCCTCGGTCACGGTCAACCCGCCCGACGCCACCGACAAGACACTGAGCTTCAGCAGCACGAACCCGACCGTCGCCACCGTCGACGAGAACGGCGTGATCACGCTCGTGGCTCCCGGCAGTGCCGCGGTCATCGTCAAGACCAACGACGGCGGCTTCAGCACCAGCGTCACGGTCATCGTTTCGGCGGCGCAGTAAACGACAAAAGGCCCCGCACCAGGGGCCTTTCTTTTTGCTTCGGAGGAAGCATGGACCTGAAGACCAGCAGAAAAGAAAAGATGCCTCAGCCGATCCCTGGCAGCGCTGTGGAAGTGCTTGTCTCGGATGTCTTCGACATCTTCCCCGTCTACGACACCACGGACCCTCTTCTGATCATTGATGCGGAGATGCTGGACGATGATCAGACCGAGCTGCTGGATCGCTCCATGTTCGGCTGTGTGCGCCAGCGCGGCCAAGACCCTGTGAACCCCTCCGAAGGAATACAATGGTCGGAAGCCCTGGCCGAAGAGGTCTCTGTGCCAGTAATCATGGGTCAGCTGACCGGCTCTGTACAAGAAGATGGTCCCGGCGTCCAGATCGACTTCTCGACTACGCCGGGACCGAATGGTGAGCCTCAATTCACGTTCGGGCTGTCCTTGACCAACTCGTCGTAGTTGGGCGATACTTACCCTACCAGGAGCGCACCAGATGCCGCAGATGCTTCAGAAAAACGCGTACCGCGTGATCTTCAGGAACAACAATGAACAGGATGTCGTCGCCGACAGCGTTCTGACGTTGGCCAAGCAGCTCGATGGTGCAGCAAACCCCATCACTGCCGTCAAGGAAGTCAAGCAGGCCGTCAGCGTCATCGAGACCGACATGGTGAATCCCGTGGACTTCACGACCACGGTGACTCCCTCGCCTGCCGCTGGTACTGCTGGCTGCGCCGCGACACCGACCGCTTTCACGGTTGAAGCCGGTACCCCCGTCATCTTTCAGGCGACGGTTGGCACCGGCTACAGCTTTGTGGGCTGGTTCATCAACGGGACTATTGTGTCGGCGGACCAGATCGCGTCGATTCCGATCCCTGTCCCGGCGATCTCTGGACAGTCGATCCAGATTGAGGCACGGTTTGTTGCAACGCCTTAACCCGCTGAATCTTCCGGTATGACCGGACGGACCAGATGGAGAAGACCAAGGAAAGGACCATGGCCACGAAGACGGTCATGGTCCTTGCCGTTTCTAGGAACGCCTTGCTCGGCATGTCCTGGGTCGAGAACACGAACCAAATGAACGCGAGACCGAATGCCAGCAGCGCCTCGATGGCCACAGCATAGAGCGCAACGATGCAGGCGAAGAACAGCGCGTAGAGCAGCCAGCCCAACGGGCGCAGCACCCACTTAACCAGAAACTTTTTCATCGACATCTCCTTTCTTTCCGTAATCGTCCTGACTGATCGTCAGGTACGTTGCGTGCATACGCACCATGATGCCGACCAAACGGTCCCACACGCCACGAGGCAGCGTGCTCGACAATGCGTTGGCCATGGCCATGGCCTGATCGTTCATCATCTTGTCCTGGGCCTTGAAGTAGCCGTCTTGGGTGAGCCCGCGCGGCTCCGGTCCTGTCCATTCCTTGTCGATGATAATCGACACACTCTTGGCTGCTTTCGACTTGTCACGCGGATCGACTGCTTGCGCTTTGTTGATCTCGATCTTGATCATAAATCCTCCTCAGATTTCGATTCTTCCTGTCACAGTGATCTCGCTCAATGTTGGCAGCACCACTATATCGCCGTTGGGCAGCCGCTGAATCCAGGTGCCGAGCACTTGCCGTTCCTCCATGGGCCGCATGGTCTTGGCTGCCTCAATGAAGAGCATAATCTCAACTAGCGTCGGCATTTTCTTCCTCCTCACGTTTCTCTTCCAAGATCATGACCACAGTCAACGCGAACGGCGACATGATGTCGTAGAAGATCGCAGGAATAACGTACACGATCAGCTTCATGGTGTCGATTTCCCAGCCGAAGATATCGTGCAGCATCGAGAAAAGCGTTCCCTTCTCTTGTGCTTTCACGATCTTGTCCTCGGCCTGAACGGCCTGTGTGCCCACACCCAAGAGCTTGTCGCCGATCTGGCGCAAACGCTCGCGGTCAGGCTTAACCTTGGTCTCGTTCACGTTGACGCTATACTGCGCAGAGTCGCGTGCGTCGACGTATTGCTGCCGGACGACATCGGTCAGTGTGGGATCGGTCAGCAGCTTGTTATAGCGGTTTACTGTATCCTTGAACGGCTGCTCGTCCGCATCGGCCTGCTTCATCTCGTCAGTCAGCCGGTCGTATTCCTTCTGTACGTTCGCATCCTGCGTGTTTGCTGTCTTGACCGTGGTCGAATCCGACACGGCCGTCTTGATCTTCGCGTCTGTCATAGTCTTGAAGTCGTCGTAGTTGACCGTCATCGTGGCGAACATGGCGAAAATCACAGCCGCCAAACCAAACGTCCAGAACGTGCCACCGATGAGCCGGTCTTTCGCTGTCTTGAGGAACCAGAAGTACCGCCCGGTCGTAAATGCCGCAGCAGAAAAAAGGCCCATGGCCACGCCGGTAGCGATGGCGACAAAACCGCCTCGGGCTTCCCACAGATAGCGGGTGATGTGGTAGCCGGACATCAGGAGCGAGATTCCGCCCACGATCAGCATCACCCAGATCATGACGTTGCGCGACGTGTGAATGCCGACGAGCGAGACCTTTTTCTTCTGCTCTTTGACCGGCTGTTCGACAGGAAAGTTGGTACCGTCTTTATGCATAGCTTCGATGGCCCATGCGATCCGCTGCTGGTCGGTCATGGTTTGCAGAACCGGAGGCCAGTAGGGTTCGGTCGCTTCGAGATAGTTGACTGCAGCGTCACGAGCCTGCTGCAGGCCAACAATACCGTCGGGGCCGGGCGCGGGATGAAGCCATTGGTCCATCATCTTATTCATGGAGTCGATGTTTTGCCTTACGAACTCTTCCTTCTGTTCCTGCGTGAGTTCGGACATGTGTCCATCGTGCAGCGGCGGATGAACGCTGGATTGGTGCTGTTCGCCGACCGGCCTGTGATCTGGGTTTTTGAGAGGAGGGGGAGCTGCGGGCTCGGCAGCCGCAGGAAGTGCAGGAGCCTCGTCCATGACTTCCTTGGGCGGCTTGCGAGGGCTACCGATCCTGGTCAATGTGGAAGTCTCAGCGGTGGCCTCGAAGTCCCAGTTGATGCGGCTCTTCTCGTTCTTGAGTCCCAGCACCTGCTGGAAAAGCACACCGCGCTCATCCCAGTCGGCGAACTCCTGTTTCGTGATGAGCACGCCGTTGTTTTTGTTCAGTTCGGCGAACAGGATTCGGTCGGAGCCGACGAGGTACCGCAACCCCGTGTTCTTGTAGGTGTAGACGACCATTGCCATGCGTTACCTCGCTAACCATGCTTCAAAGCGTTTTCTGTACCCTTCTGGGTCTCGTGTTTGCTCCGGTATATCGACGACGAAGATGTCAGCCGGATCAACACCCTCTTCGATGAGTTCCTTCCGCCACTGTTTGCACAAACGCTTGGGCGCGATGATGAGTGTGTCCTTTCTCTTGAACAGCGCAATCAGTGTGAATACGAACGTCTTGCCGAGACCGCACGCGAAGTTCAGACAGCCGATGATGGCGTTCTTATGCTTCTCGAACGTGTCGAGCTGATACTTGCGCGGCGTCTTCGGATTGTATCTCGGCTCTTTGTCGATCATGTTGTACCTCAGTCGAACCAGAATACGGACTTCGAGTTCGCGTCCGTGATGAGTTCTTGTCCTACGTTCAAGTTGTCGATGTTGCGTTCCTCAACAGAGTTCTCGATGAAGATGCTGTATGCGAACTTCAGCTCCTTGCTCTCCTCGCGCAGAATACGGTGCATCGCTTGGTTGTGTTTTTCAGCACTGTCGCCGCAAGAATACCAAATCATATACCGTGCCAGCTTCAAACAGTTCAGACCGAAGCCAGCAGCATCCTCATTCGCCAAAAATACTCGTGCCACACCGGATTCAAACCGTTCTTCAGCATCGTCCTTCTCTCTGTCGGTCTCATCACCCGAGTACCGTACCACGTCGATGCCTGCATCCTCAAGAGCCTGTGCGATTCCTCGGAATGCGTTCTTGCGGTAGCACCATATCACGACCTGATTCTCCTCAACACCGATCTCGTCAAGAAGGTTCAGCAGTTCGTCCAGCTTCGGATTCTCGTCCAATGGCGCATAAGTGATCTCACGAACTTCCTTCTCGCCTTTCCAAATACGGTTCTCAATCGGCAGAAAGCCATTACAGATGTCCTTGAGCCGGTGCGAGAGTTCAAGCGCGGGCGCCTTGCCGAGAACAATGGTGTCGAGGAAGCCAACCTCAATGAGCTGATTGGCAAGTTTCTTGTTCTTCTCCGACATCTGAACCGGACGAGGTATCGGTTCGTAGACGTACTTGTCCTTTGAGATGTCCATTACGTCCCAGCGTTCGACGCTGGTTGTGATATCAGCAACGCGCGACATCAGTTCGTTCTGCAACAGAAACGGGCTGTAGCGTTTGTGTGCACAGATGTGCCATAGCTTCTCACGGTCGATAGACAGCTCGCGTGCGATCATGCCCATCGAGTATTCAAGCTGTTTGTCGCCACCCTGCTTGTAGGCGTTGGCCATCCGTTTCCTGATCCGCTTGTACTCGGCCTGCGGTATCTGAATGCGCTTGCCGCGAGCTGTGCGCAAATTGATCATGATGATGTACTTCTCAGCGAAGTCCGCGACAGGCTCGTTGAACAGCGTGTCGTCGAGAAATTGATACTGGTCGATGACGTTGATCGGGCTCTTGGTCTTGAGCGTCCCGGTCATGATGAAGCGGTTCTCGGTGTAGTGGACAAGGCTCTTAATCAACCGCGTCCGCTGGCTTTTTTTCTGCTCGTCCTCGATAGCTGTATTGGTTTTGATCCAGCTGGATTCATCGAGACCGCACAGCACCTTCCCTTTGTTAGCAGAAAGAAAATGCTGGACGGGGACAGGCAGGTCGCTGAACATAATGCGTGCCTTGGCCTTCACGGTACCGGAGAACTGCTGCGTCGGGACAATGAGGAACTTCACCAGCCCCTCACAAGATTCAGGTCGTACACGGTGTCGGTGATGACGTTGCGTTCCGGCAGCTTGAAGCTCAGTTTTGCACGGCGAACGACTTCGTCCGGCGTCATGATGAGCGTGCGGTCGTAGCGTTTATCCCAAACGATGATGAAGACCTTCATGGCATTCTCGTGCAATTTGTACCAGCGCGGTTGATCCGGTCGGAATTTTATCCACCCACGCATGTCGGAGACCTTGGTTTCAACGAGAACTGTCGGGCTGTACTGCGAAAGTCGGGCGAGATCAGGCATACCGGGCTCGGTCTCCTCCGACTCGATCCTGACCCACATGTCGGGATGGTGAAGGAAGTAGAGCTTTTCGACGATAGCGTGTTTGAATGGCGTCTCGGTTTTGAAAGGCCCTTTGACAAATCCCGGTAGCACGCTGATCATTCTTCGTCATCCTCCTGGATCACGTAGACGCGCGTTCCGTCCGGTTCATAGACGTTGTCTTCGACGACACCATCTTCGAGTTCCACGACCGGCTTCAGATCGTTGTCTTCGCCGGTCAGCTTCAGCTGTCCGATGTCGACGAGGTTGTCACGGTTCAGCCAGTTGTCGCGGTTGCTGACAAACTCGATGGCGTCACGCAGCCGGTCGCGTTCCTGTTCCTGAATCTCGCGTTCGGCCTCGTACTTGTCGTTGTCGGTGTGCTTGTCGATCTCAGCCTGTATGAGCTGGTCGAGCACTTGCGGATTGAGGGCATCCAACTCCCAGCATTCCTCGCCGAACTGCTCGCGGTAGCCCTTCGAGCGGACATCGCTGTCCTTGGTAGGATTCGGCGGAGGCGAATACTCCTCGATCTGATCGAAGTTGAGGGCGATGCGGTTGATGACGATGCCGTAGCCGTCGGCGCCGAACTCGGTGAGCCGGTCCTCAATGTCACGGCTCATGTCGATACCGGAAGGGTCATGGTCACCCAAGTGAATGATCGTGACCGGCCGTTCGCCATTGTTCGAGTTTGTCATGAGACGCTGCGCAGCGCCCCACATTTCGGACTGGCTGGTGTATCCGCGGCACGAAAAGAACGGCACGTCATTGCGCCGTGCTGCCCGCTCGATAATGCCGATCAAGGCATCCTTCTCGACCCAGACTTCGATGTATTCCTCTTGCGTGGCGCGAAGATCGCGGTGATAGCTCTGGACGGCCGATTCAACAATACTCTCGGGGCTGACCCAGCTGGCGTTGCGTCTGACGTACCGCGTGCGGTCTTCGATGGCGTGCCAGTCGACCAGTCCCGTCAACCGCGCTTTCGAGATCAGGTTGCCGAGATTCTTGTAACTGTGCATGTTGTTGGGGATGATGTCGCGGGCGACCATCTGGTAGTAGACCTGACGCAGGGTTAGGTTGTAGCCCATCTTGTCGTACTCAGCGACGATGGTGTTAACCTGCTTGACCTGCTGCAAGCTCATCGGCGTGAGCTTGATGTTGCGGTACTTCATCAAAGGCATTCAGTTGACCTCCTTGGTCATGTGCATCAGAAACATCAGGCAGCAGGCAGCGTGCGCAAGGTGTGTCATGCCTGTCTCGGGATCGAACTTTTCGCCCAGCTTGTAGCTGGTGATGTGACGAAGCATAGCGGCCTCGTAGCGCTCGACGGCGTTAGGAACGAACTGCCAGTTGTTGGGTGAATACTTCTTCGCACCGAACGTCAGCACTTCCGCTATCTCCTTGAGCGGCCCAAAAGGAACAAGGTCCATCCGCAGCTTGTCAGCGTCGAACTTCCTGCCCTCTTCCTGTTCAACAGGAGCTGCTGCGGCAACGGCCTTCCATATGGCATTTTCGATCCTAAGCACGAACCAGCAGCCACATTTTGCTTTCAAAGCAGTCGCCTCACCGACCTGCCGCTTTTTGCGTCGGTCGAAGTGAAGGTAGGTGTCTCCGTGCCGCTCACACGTGAACGTCAGCTTAGTCATCGTCATCTTCCTCCGTGTCCTCACCGTCCAGCATGAAGTCTACAAAGTCATCGTCATCCTTGTCAATGACCATGGCCAGTTTCTTGGTCATGCCCGTCTTAGTGGCCATGGCCGCTTTCGCGCCCTTGAACATGCGGTCGATCAGTTCGGACACCGTCTCGGTGAACTCACCCGTGTCCTTGTCCGTTTCCTGGGCTTCGGTATCGGCCCAGTTCTCGCCGATCTCGGGATCGCAGATGACGGGCACCAGCAGCTCGGCGGTCTCCTGCATGTACTGCTGCAGCGTGAGGACGAATTTCGCGCCTGCCCGAGTCTTGGGCACCGAGAAGACAGCTTCGTCGTGGACAAGCAGAAGAAGATAACCGACGGCCTCTTCGGTGTCGATCACGCCGTCGGTGGCCATGGCCACGATACACAACTTTAGCATGTCCGCGGCCGAGCCCTGGATCAAATAGTTGTAGAACTTGTAAGCGTCCCGGTCTTTTCCTGCTTGCAGGTGAATGCGTCGACCGATCAAGGTCTTGATCCAGCGGCGCTTCTTGAGGAGCAACGACTGAATCGCTTCCATAGTCTCAGGAACCCATGGCGAGGCGTCCTTAACCGCGTCGATCAGTTCCTGGGCGAACTCCTTGTCCCAACCGAACTGTTCGCACATCGTCGTGATCTGCATTCCGTAGCCCAGACCGAAGCGCACGTTTTTGGCGTACTTGCGCCCGTTCTTCTTCCCGTGCTTCTCCTGTAGCCCGGAAGCGTCAGCGACGAACTGATGCTCGTCCAGACGGGGATTTTCGTGGTACATGGCACGGATACGGTTGCCGTTTGCACCGACGGCGAAGTGTGCCTGAAGCCTGTTCTCCTGACCGTTGAAGTCCAGCTTGACAGCAGCGTGCCCAACTTCGGCCAAAAAGACTTCGCGGCACATGTGGGCAAGATTGATTCCGCCCGGTACGATCTTGTCACCGTCCATCTTGGCCGGAACAAAGATGTCTTTGCACAATTCGCGCAGCGCTTTCGGCAGCTCGAACAGCTGTGTGAACAACATCGTCTTCGACGGTATGTTCTGAAGGTTAGGATGGCTGGCGCTCATGCGTCCAGTTTGACGGGCGCCGACGGGGTTGAAGTCGCCGTGCAAACGCCATTGCTTCGTAGCCTCGTGATAGACCAGGAAACGCTCGAAGTTCGGTCCCAAGAACTTGTCGACGATATTGGAAACCTGCTTCAGCTCAACGATGTCGGCGACAACCTTGTGTGTCTCTTTCGTAGCGAGGAAGGTGAACTTGTTGATCGACGGGTTGTTGGAAACTTCGTAACCCATGTCTCGGGCTTGGCTCGCGGTGCGTTCGGCGTATTGACTCGGCACCATCAAGATGATCTTGCCCTTAGATACGCGCACGTTGGGGAACGACTCTTTGAGCCGCGAGCGCTGATCCCAAACCTGATCGCCTGTGAAGGCATCGGTCTCATTCTTGAACCTTCGGCCTTCGACCTGCCAGCCTTTGAACACGATCTTGTGTTTGTACGGCACGCGCTGCTCATCGAACAGCCGCTTCATCTGCAACGGCGAACGGAGGTTCGTCTCCGTGTACTTTGACGTAAAGTCGTTCTTCAGCTGTTCTTGAATCTTGGCGGCTATCTCGCTGTTCTCTTTCCACTTCTTGTGGTCGATGCGCACGCCACGCTGCTTCATGCCGAGCGTGATCTTGACCATGCCCATATTGAGCCAGAACGCCGAAAGAAGCTCCTGTTCCTCAAGAATCTTCAGCTGTTTTTCCCAGATACGAACCGGCTGGTCGGCGTCACTGATGACGTATGCGCGAATCTTCGGACGATACACGCCATTGTCTGCGTGCCACAGATGCTTCAGGTGCTTTCGGAAGTCGCCTTTGAGGCCGAGCCCGGCAGCAATAGCTTCCAACTCCTCGTGACCCTTACGCTCTTTTAGGTACTTCTGCGCGAGCTTGTCGAGACTGTACAGCTGGTACTCGTCAATGAGACTTTCCGCAACGGACACGTCGATCAGCTGGGCCTTAATCTCCTGCGGCTTCAAGCCGTGAGCGTAACAGAGCCACCCGATGTCGTAGCCGATGTTCGCGCCGACCATAGCAGAAGAAGAGGACAAGAGCAGCTTCTTCATAACCGCGCCGCCCGCACCGTCGATGGATTTCTTTTCTTGCTTCTGTGCGTCGTAGAGGCCGGTGACGATCACTTCACCTTGACCGAAGACCCAAGATGGTCCGCGGTCGAGCAGTAGAGGATCGTCGGTCTCCGTGTCCATGCCGTAGAGTTTCACGTTAGATGCTCCCGATTTTCACGAATGCTTTCAATAGCGGCAGAAGGTCTTTAACTTGTTGCCGACTAAGGTGCATTCGAGTGCAATCGTTGCCGTTCATGTCGGTATCGACACCGAGCCAAATACGGTCTTCACAACTAGAGGATTTTTGCAGTGAGCACTTCTGGCTGTACGTGTCGTTAAAATCGTACCGGGCGAAACCACGCTCCGTCGTTGATCGCTTCATTTTTCCTCCGCGAAGGCAGCTGGTGGAATCGAACCACCGTGTACGGCTTTGCAGGCCGTCACATAGCCTCTCTGTCAAGCTGCCGAAACGCCCCTGATTGCTCAGGGGCTGAAGATCAAGCCTTGGCCGCGGCCTTCTTGGCGGGCGCGGTCTTGCCGGTAACGCTGTCGGTCTTGGGAGCACGGGGCTTTCGCACCACAGGCTTCTTGACGGGCAGGCGGAACACGACGACCTGGGGGAAGCGAACGTCCGTGGCGTCGACCACGATCTCGTCGCTGCGACTGAGGGTCAACTCGGTGGCATGGACGCTGACCAGATCGGTCAGGTACTTGGCCTGGTTAAACCGAGCCGTCCAGCCCTGGCGATCCATCAGCCGGTACAGCTTTTTGGTCTCGTCGACGCTGAGGTAGACGCGGGCGACCTCTTCCTTCTTGGGAACCTTCGCAACGCGAGGCTTCTTGGCGGGCGCATCCATGATGCCCTCCTTCAGAACAGAATAATTTTCCATTGGGAATACACCCAATTTTACAAACAAGTTGTGCACGTGCTTCGGCACGTATACCGTTCTCGGCAGTTCGTTGTTACGAAGAAATTGCACTATGGTAAAGTTGCGTTCAGCCAGCATCTGCGATCCGGTCTTTTCCATCAGTCACCTACTAAATCCTTGATCGTTCGTACCATGGCGTCGTGGCCGTAGCTGCCTTCGCTGGACACAAGGTACAAGCCTTCGCGCGGACGTGTGCACGCAACATACAACACGCGCAACTCACTGTCGAGATCGAGTACAGTATTCTGCGCAACAAGTTTCGTCGTGTCAAGAAACACTGCGCAGTAATCACACTCACCGCCTTTGACTTTGTACGTTGTCGCCAGCAGCAGGTACGGTTCTGCCTTCGCCAGTTTTACCAAAGTTTCAATACCCCAACGCTGAACGTAATCGAAGTATATGTATCTGCGCTCGCTGGGGATTAATTCGCTGGCGATAAAGTCATCTTGGAAATCCGTGATCCCGTGCTCGGCGGCAAAACGCGTTTTCGCGTCAAGTGAGCCATAGCCTTCCACACGGTAATTGTAGAACCGTTCGATTCTGGCAAGTTCGCGTTGAGGGATACAGAAACCCCTAGAAGTGTGGTAAGGAACCGCAAAACGATCCAACGTGTCCGCCACTTGACCGATGAAGTGATTGGCGCGAAACAGAAAGTACCATCGGTTTTTCTTATACCCATTCTTCTCAAGGTCAAGCCGAACTCGACGTGCAAGAAGGTCACGGTCGCCGACATCCTCCACGAATCCTTCGTTGTCTGTATGCGGAGCATAGTCCTTGTCCACCTTTGTCGTAATCATGTTCGTGATGCCGCGTGCGAAGCGGTACACCGCTTTCGGCAAACGGTACGATACCTCGTGCTTGATAGCTGTATATTTGTTGGCAAGATGCACCAAGGTCTCAGGTGAGGCACCGGAGTATTTGAACAAACTCTGATAGTCGTCACCAGCAATAATGATGCGTTCCGCATTGCGGCTTGCAATCTCTATGATCTCCCAATGCAGGTGCGTCAAGTCCTGTGCTTCGTCGATCATGAACACCTTCACTGGTAGCGGACGATTCAATTCCTTGAATCGAACCAAGCAGTCGTAGAAGTCAACGAGATCATTTTCTTTCTTGAAGATTTCGTAGGCATGTACCAACCGCTCGTACCGCTCTTCGTCGATGAGCGCTTCCATGAACACACCGCGTTCTGCGCCCGAGCGCATAGCATCGTAGCGCTGCATGATCTTGTCATCGTCAGTCTGGTTGTCGAACGCCACCGCGAGATTCAGATGGAATCCCGTCAATTCGTTGAACTTCCTGATGTCACGTAGCTCGATGATGTTCTTGTGCTTCAATCCTGCTTGCTTGAAGGTCATGGCGTGGATCGTCTGAAAGTACGGAAGGTCGTCGATGGTGAGATTCAGGCCGGAACGCAGTGCTCGGTCGATGGCGTTCTGTACACCTTTTCGTGTAAAGGTAAACAGACCCACTTCATCAGGTCTGAAAACCTGCAGCAATGTAGGTAGTTCCTCCATCATCGCATGTGTCTTACCGGCACCCGCACCAGCAAGGTGCACAATCACGTTGCTGGTTGCGAACTCAACATCGTAATGATCCACTAGACGATACCTTCCAAGAAGTCAGCGCCGTGACGGCGCCGCATGTTGCTCAAGAAAGCGCTCCAATTCGTCGGCGCAGCCTGTTTGCGGACCAGTTTCTGGTAGAGCATGACGATCTCGCCAGCAGAAAAGTGCAACTCGGCCTTGCCGCGTTTGAAAGTCAGGTTTTCAAAGTCGAACTTATACTCGCCTTCCTTGCAAACCTTCGGCAACGTCGGGTTGGTATCCATAAGCTGCTGCAGTTGCATGTAACGCTCGTCACGCGTTGTGCGCTTGCCCTTTGCTGTTTTGCAGATCGAAATACGCACGACAACGTCGAGCGACGAAAGCATCTCTTTGTTGGCCTCGATGTAAGCCTCGACAGCCTTCGCTACAGCTTTGCCTTCGTGGACAGCCAAGTCCAAGAAATCGAGAACTTCCATCTATCTTTCCTCCGTAAGCCGCTTCACGTTAAAATCTCGTATCTTCCGGCACTGCCGCCGCGTCTTGTTTATTCAATTTGTTGTCGGACAACATTGCGGTGTCCGCGTCCATCACATCGTCGTAGAAAGAGTCCAGCTTCTTCAAATGTTCGTCCTCTACCTTCTTCCAGCACTCGATCACCTTCTGCTGGTCATTCGTCGTAGTCCACATGATCGTGGCCTCTTCGCAACCATAGCGCAGAAGCTCTTCACGAAGGTTAAGACGGCCTAGTTTGAAGTTGCGGCTGCGCAGGAAATCCTGAAAACCGTCAGTCTTGAAAAAATAGAAACCGTCCTTATAGTAGACCTGCTTCACGTTCACCGTATACGGCGGATTGTTCTTCGCCTTGCGGTGTGTCAAGTATCGGTTGAAGTTCTCCCGCAGTTCCGCAAGGTCCGAAGTATCCGTCGCCTTCGGTGCTGCCCGCTCCTCAATGTTCGCAAGACAGTTGTTTACCAGTTTTTCCCATGTCGGCTTCGTAACCGAGTACGGCACCGCATTCAACGCGTTGATGCACGCTTTCTGCGCCACTGCTTGATTCAGCAGGTTCTCAGCGCCGTCGATACGCAGCAGCTTGTACTCCTCCGATCCAGCCAGCCGCGCTTCCCACAGATAGTACGGGTCTTCTGCCAGCACCCGAATCAGCTTCCCGAACTCGACGTTCAAGACCACGTTGTTTTTTTCTCTGCCTACTCCAAACTCTCGGAGCTTGCAGAGCGACTTGTCGCAAACCTCGCAAACAGGCTGTGTCTTGCAACGGCCGAAAATGCTCATGTTCGCGTACTTCTCCGAAGTAGCAGAAGAAAAACAACTCTGAACCTCATGGTCTTCGAGCGGAATCTCGAACATGTTGTTCAGCTCTTCCAGATGCTGGCGCGTAAACCCTTCACCGTGCTTGGTCTTCAGGTACAGAGCGGACGTGAACAGAAAATCGTTCCTGTGCGAGCTGTTACCGCTGATCGTCAGCATCTGGACGCAATACGGTGCATCGGCCAAAGGCAACTTCCCAGTCGCTGTGTTGATCTCATCGACGGACGTGAACATGTTCTCAATGTCCACGAGCGCCTTTTCGAGCCCACGAGCCTTGCCCTCAGACGTAAGCAGCTTGCCTTCAACGGCAGTCTTGTCAGCAGCGTTGTAGAACGGCAGGAACACGTACTTGTCGTGAACATCCTTCTTCCGAGTGTCGTGCTCGGGGAAGACTTCGACCTTCGACTTGCCTGTACCGTCCTTGTAAATCTTGTCGAGCCCGAAGACCTCAACGATTTTGTGCAGCGCTTTGCGCACTTCCGCGGCGCTCTCAGCTTCCGAAAAAATGAAGTACATGTGCAAACCGTTCGATTTCGAGATGAACGGAGAAAACTTGTAGCCGAAACTGTATAGCCGGTTGATGAGACCTACGAAATCTCCTGTGTACGAGTCGATGTCGATGACACCAAAGTAGCACACGTTTCGCTGGACTACCTTGCGGCCTTCCATCTTGTCAAAGAGCGGTGAGACTGCGAGCCCGTCGCCGCCTCGAAGATGTTCCTCATACTTGCTGAACGTGACTGGAATGTAGTCGTCGTCAGTCAGTTCCGGTGGCGTGGGAACGCGTGGGTTGCTGGTACCGTATTTTGCAACGCCGACCCAACCTTTCCTCTTGCCTGTTTCTTCTTCAAGTCTGAACGGAGGAACATGTTTGACGAAGCTCGCCTCGTATCCTTTGAAGATTGAAGCGAACTTCTGCACAGGTGTAGCATCGTTCATTTAGGTGATCCTTCGCTTCAGTCTTGGATGAGAATGACGACCGGCTTGTCCTCCGCTTTACGCCGTGCGCCCAGAGCCACGTAGTACGAACCGCAGACCTGCAGCACGGCCATGCGGCTGCGCAAGTGGTACTTCGACGTGTAGAGCATTTCGCTCATGGGAATGAACTTCATGGTGCCGAAAGGAAACTCCTCCTTCGGCTTGTCGATCTTCACCCGGATCGCGCGGTCCTTGTCGGTACACTTCGTCAATGCTGCGAGCTGGTCGGGAATGTTTTGGGTCTTGGTTCGGTGCGCCAGCTGCGCGTAACGCGGCTCATGCTCCTCCGTAACCTGATACAGCAACTCGCCGAACAAGGTGATCTGTTTGACGCCGCCAGCGACCGCGCGAGCGGTACCGGCATGGCCAAGGCTGTTTGCCGCCATGAAAAGCGACTGGTTCACGTATTGCTTGTCGCCTACGACGACGCGATAGAACGCCATGTTGCTCCCTCACTGGAAAAGGCCATGGCCGCTTTCGCGGTCATGGCCATAATGAACCCTTGGGTCAGAACTTCGGAACTTCCGCGTTCGGATCGTCTTCCTCGACCTCGATGCCGGGGCGAGCGCCGCCTTCACCGGAGCCGATGAGAGCCGCGATGTTGCGCTTGCGGGCGACCATCTTGTAGCCGGTGTACTCCGCGGCGAGCTGGCCGTACAGCGTCAGAACCTTTTCGAGTTCGTCGGCCTTCAGACCACCCTCGACGGGAACCGGCGTGTCGACGCCCTTGATCTGCTTGATCTCGAAGTTGAGTTTGGGCTTGCCCTGAGCATCGCAGATGATGTCGAAGTCGGGGTACATGTACTTCTTCTTCCACTTCACCGCTTCGCGGGTCTGGGTCTTGAACTTCAGCCGAAGCTGAGGAACGAAACCGACGCCGGACTGCTTGATCTTCTTGACCAGCTCCTGGTACACCGCGTTGCCGACCGACTTGTACGTGATGACCATGTCGGTGGTGTCGGGGTGCTTGCGATGCCACAAGCACATCCAGTGCGAGGGCAGCAGCAGGTGGACCTTGTTGTCGCTGGGCGACACGAACGGCCGCTGGAGCTGACCTTCGACAGGCAGCTGCTCGGCGTCCTCGGGCATCCAGATACCCACCAGCTTCGCCGTCTCTTCCGAGCCCTCGGGAGCCGGAATGCGCTCCTCGTAGACCTTGAACAGACCGACGACGACCAGTTCGGGCGTCTTGCCGAGGTTGACCTTCTTGTTGGGGATCACGAAGCTGCCGAACTCGGCGCCCTCGATCCGCAAGGGGTCGTTGTCCGTCACGAACGGCGACAGCGGGTCACCGACGATCTGGACGTAGCTCTTGTCCCGCCCGGCTTCGGTACGGGCCTCATCTTCGTGCGCCTTACCGGCGCCCAGAAGGGCCGCAAGATTCGGAGCGGGAGCACCGACCGCTTTCGACGCGGCAGGCACGGGAACGTCATCGTCCTCGGGCGCGGCCTTGGTCTTGGCGGGCTGTGCCTTGGCTTTGGGTGCGGGCATAAAACCTCCTTAAAATTACTGTGACCCTTGATGGGTATCAGTTCCGTGAAAGTGGATCGAGCGAGCATCCACGCCTGCCTCGATATGGATGAAAGTGGGATGAGAAATAGCTGTCCCGGCCTGCTTTGTGCGAGCCAGCATCTGGTTATAGAGCTGCATCTCGTGCATGGTATCCTTTTCTTCCTGCTTTTGCACAGCCCTGGATTTAGCGTCGACAAACCACGCCAACACCATTCCTAGCGTCATAGCAAAAAAGAAAGCTGTGCCTGCCAGCAGCCACCCGACAAGCGGGACGAAGGATAGCGCCAGCGAGATCGCAGTACCAAACACGAAGACGCCGAGGCGAGCCATCACTTCACAGCCTTGGTTTTGATTCCGTACTGAAGCAGGTCTTTGAACAAACCCGTCAGCGCGTCGCCCACGTCGATGGGGTATTCGATCTCGACGACGATGGTCTTGGTCTTGCCCTTGAAGTCGGACGTGAAGGTCTTCTTGTTGACGTGGCCGAGAAGAGTCTTGGTCGTCACCTTGGTCGCCGCAGCAGCGGATTTCGGTTCCGACTCGGGCTCTTCCGTTTCTTCGTCGGTACCACCCGCCCGCACCTTGTCGATGCGTGCCTTCTCTTCGGTGATCCACTCAACCAGCTCCGAAGCAGACTCGCCGCGGTTGAGACGCCCGATCATCAGCGCTTCGTTGATTTCGGGGTAGCCTTCGAGCGTTTTCTTGACGAGGTTCACGTCGGCATCGTGCCGCTTCTGCTCATCGCGCAAAGCGATGGCCTGGGCTTCGAGGTCTTTCTTGGTCTCGGATTCCTTGGCCGTTTTGTTGTAGTAGCTTTTCTTGCGTTCGATTTTCTGGGCGTACTCGGGCTGCAGACTGTAGATCGTGACGAAGTGTTCGATATACGCGTCGAATGCTTCGTTGAGATCGTCGATGCGCTTCTGGTCTTCCGTGTTCAGTGCCTCGTCGATTTCCTTCTCGACGGTGCCGATGATGCTTTGCAACGCGGCGATCTTGGCCATGAAGCGGGACTTGGGCGCGTTGTAGCGCTCTTCCTTGACCGAGTCTTCAGCCTTCTTGAGGCTGGTCCGCAAGCCGGTCAGTTCGGTCTTGACGGTAGTGGCCTCGGCGATGTTGTCTTCGGTCCAGGTCAAGTCTTTGTACTTGTTGGCCGTGTACGTGAGATACTTCTCGATCTCCTCGTAATTGAAGTCGGTATCGTAGCTCTTCAGCGCTTTTGCCGAGAACACGGGAAGGACCATAAGTTCCTTCGACGGTTCTGTTTGCGGTGCTTTCTTCGTGGCCATCTAGCCCTCCTTTCCCATCATTTTGTTGTAACAGTCGTCGCACACTACCGCCATACTAGGCGACCATGCTCCGAAGTTCTTCTCAGCTTCAGCGTGAGCTTCTTCCTCGCTCCAACCCTTCTCGAACACGAGTTTACACTGTGCGCAGCGGTACTCGTTGTCTTTCAGCTCCGGTGTCACGTCGCGCATAGGGCCTTTACCGACACGCTCGAAGTCAATCTCGATGCTGTAGCCGGACTCGAAACCGCCCCCCTGAAACTGCTCGGCAATGAACTCCCGTGACAGCCTCACTAAGTCTGGTATGTTTTGACTGTCTGCCTCTTCCATCCATAGCATATTCGGCTCGTAACCACCGAACATGGCTTTACCGAGGTATGGACGGTTAAACCTGATCTTCTCGAACAGAAGGTTCAGCAACCGTTCCTTCTCCGTCTTCAGACCCTCGGTCAGCGCCTGTCTCTCCGCTGGTGTTACCAGACTCCGCTGATCCAAAGATTGCCTCCTTCTTGAGCGCCTTGAGCGCATCCATCACGTCCGGCTGCGGTTTGTCAAGCTCGGCCATGATACCGTCGACCAGCTGCTGCTTCATGCGTCGCCGGTCTTTCTTGGACATGCGGACCTTTGGTGTTGCCCGACGAATCGACCCACGGCTGAACACGTATTCGCCGCGCAGCAGATATGCTCTCTTGTCTTTCTTCTTCACAACTTCCTCACTTGCACCTGATTCTTGTACAAAATGCGTTCGACTTCCCTGGGAGTGCGAGCGAAGATGGGAAAGTAGTCCTTGTCGCGGAAGCTGGCGCAAGTGAGCGCGGCAACTTCACGGTCGGTGTACTTCTCGATGAAGTATTTATACATCGACAGCTGCAGTGTCACGGATGGCCGTTTGAAGCTGCGTTTCATGTCGAATAAGTGCAGCTTGCCATCCGGCAGCTCGGCGATGATGTCCACCGACGACGCATACTGAAAGCCGTCGGACACAAGGACTTCAGAGTACAGCGCAATGGGTTTCTCTTTACAGGCATCGACCACAGTCTTGGTCAACCACAGGACAGCCGGATGAACAGAATTGACCCGCTGATGCGGATTGTCGATCCACTCCTCAATGGTCTTGTGGACATGAAGTCCTTCGCCGCGAGCCTCCCGTACA